ATAATTTCTGTTACCGATATAATCCAACATTTGTAACAGATTGGGGGTACGTTATTGAACGTACAAATAATTTACCTGAATTAAACGCCAGATTAAGATGTAATTTTATGATACGGCGTAAAGATGAAGACATTATGCATGATATGCCCGACTTAAATTATGAATTGTCGTATATCGAAAGCAATGGAGGAATTCGGGATGTTATCAAAAAAGAAAAAATGGTACATTTTGACATCAGTGATTTGACAAATCCTGATCCTGAATTATGGGGGGACATATCAACACTAAGAAGGCTAATGGGAGAGGCTAAAGCACCAAGTGTTGTTACATATATGAAGTATTTACTTGATATTGTTGGTATTGAGAAAATTGTTCTTTTTTCTCACCATCGTAATGTTATGACTCACTTTAGAGAAAATTTATCAGAGTACGGACTTGTTGAAAGTCATGGGGGTGTACCAGCAATACAAAAAGATAAAGCAGTTCAAGACTTTAGAAATAATAAAGAAATAAGAATATTTTCAGGACAATTGGAATCAGGTGGCACAGGTGTTGATGGCTTACAGGACGTTTGTCATAGAGTTGTTCATTCTGAACCAAGTTGGGTTCCAAAAGATATTGAACAGCCCACCAAAAGATGTTGGCGACGGGGACAGAAACATAACGTGTTAGCCCAATTATTAATTGTCCAAGGTAGTCTTGACGAAAAAATATTATCCAAAGTGTTTAATAAATTGGAAATCATTGATCAAACATTGGACAAAAAATATGCCTAAGTTGAATCCACTAGATTTTGAGTATGAATATAGTGAATCAATGGATATGATTACCGTAAGACATCCAGAAGCACCAAATAGAACTTGGTACATAGCTGGTATTGAAGAATTTCAAGGTTTGGGAGAGTATAAGATTCGATTTGGAGCAGCTAAAGAATATTTTTATAGGAAGAAAAATGATAGAAAAACCGGACTGGTTCATCAAACAAAGGGACGCATTCGACGCCGGTATTGCGGTGTTAGGTATGGCACTTCGAAAATCATACGAAGATACAGCAAAGCTATTACCGAGAAACGTTTCAGACAAATTCTCTGGCGTTCCAAAACCTGAACGTATAGGTGTCATGTCTATTGAAATGGCTCGTGCTTGTTATGAGATGGGAGTATTAAGCCGTCTTGTTGTATTGTTGGATAATTTTCAAAATGTGCCAAAACAAGAGTGGAGATGGGTACATTCGGAATCTATTCATGAATATACGTCTCATGATTTGACTAATTATTTACGTGTTGGGGGGTGTGGTATCATAGGTGTTGAAAATAAAGGTGGCCCTGCTAAAAAAGGAATGCATTGGATTTATGTTGAAGGCCCAGACAATGTATATGATCCAGCTCCATCTTTTTATACCTATGTTTACGAATCAGCTTCCAATATTAGAATTGGAGAAGCTTTGTTAGTTAATAGAGAATATTGGGACCGATTCCGAACGGGGGACGCTGGTGCAAAACCTATATGAGATTCTTGGTATTAAAAAAGATGCGACCAAGGCTGAGATTAAAAGATCTTATCGTTTTCTTAGTAAAAGTGCTCATCCTGATACCGGGGGTAGTCAGGAAGCTTTCACTAAGTTACGAACAGCTTATACAGTTCTATCTGATGAAGAAATGCGGAAACATTATGATGCAACAGGTGAGTATAATGAACAGGCTGTGCATACTCACGAAGAAAAAGTAACGGCCACAATAGTAATGGCTTTTACTCAAATGTTACAAGCCGGTTTTGCACAACGAAAAGATATAGATGTCATAAAACAGTTAAGAGAAGCAGTTGCAAAACAAATAGATGAACTTAGTGTTCAAATAAAAAATAATAAAATCATGATGGATGATTTTCTTAATTTGAAAAATCGAATCTCTAGAGAAGATGATAAACCAAATATATTTACGTCCACACTTGACCAAAGGTTGAGACAATTGGAAAACAATAAAATAAATATGGATGATGGTTTAAAAGTATTGAATTCAACAATGGAAGAATTGAAATTGTATAAATCTTTGGTCACAATGACTCAGGCTAGACAAATATGGGTTGTAACTGATTCTACAGGTGCTACTATCGGATAATTAATCCTTGACACAGGATTAAAAATTTGCTATAATTGATTCTATAAATCGGAGGAATAAAAGATGAAAGTTTTTGAGGTCGGAATCAGAATGGTGCGTAAAATCCAGATTCGGGATTTTGAGCCTATGGAAGTAGAAGTGTCCATGAAAGCTCAAATTGAGGATGGGGAAAATCATGCGGAAGCTGGTCAACAGCTTGTAACAGATACTCGTGATATAATTAAAGTTGGATTTGAAAATCTTATTAAACGATCTGATGTACAAACTATCACTGTCAAGGCAGAAAAAGTTACAGGAAAGACACCTAAAGCTAAAGAGGAAAAAACATCAGAGCCTGAAAAAACGATTGAACCCGAAAAGGAAACTGAACCAGCCAAACGTGGTCGGGGTCGTCCACCAGGGGCAAAGAATAAAGATAAAATAACTGGTAAAGAATCCAAGAAGGATATGGATGAAGTTCCAGGTCAGTCTGAAGATGAAACGTCTGCTGATGAAGTCCCCGGTGAAGAAACGCTTGAAAAGCACACCGAAGCTGAAGCTGGTGTTGATGAAGAAGTTAAATCTGAAGAGGAAAGTGATGGTGTTATGCCGCTTCAGGATTTTAAAGACTGGTTCACTGGCGTTGTTAGTGGCGGAAAAATTAGTGTCAAGCAAATGAAAGAAATTTTATCTGGTTTCGATGCTACTAGAGCTAAGGATGTTAAGCCTGAATCAAGACAGGAAGTTATAGATCAGGTTGAACTAATCAGCGGTTAAATTTACGGTGCAGCTATCTAAATGCGTTTACATTTCGTATTCGTAGCTGAAAGATACTGGCTGGTTACAAGTCAGCCCTGCATCGCCTTTAAGGAATCAACATGGAAGAAATAATTAAGGTTGAAGATGTTGAACACAGTATTTATGGTGCATCAGGTTCCGACCGTACATATAATTGCACAGGTTCACCTAATGAAATTAAGAAAGTCCCTGAGAATTTACGCCTAACAAGTGAGCCTGCTGCTGAAGGTACAGCGGCACATCATATTGCTTCTCTCTGCTTGGATAATAATCAGGATGCTTGGGAATATATTGGTACAGGTGTTCAGGTTGAGAACTATAAATTTGTTGTCGATAAAGAGATGGCTGATGGGGTTCAACTCTATGTCGATTTTGTTTTAAATAAAGTAGAAGAATATCGAAAAGAATATGGGGTTGAACCTATTCTTCACGTTGAAACCACTTTTGAAACAAAAAGAAATGATGAATTATATGGTACATCTGATGCTACTATTATAGTTCCTGATATACTCATCTGTGTTACTGATTTTAAATATGGCAGAGGTGTGTCTGTTGAACCCGATAGTTTTCAAAATCACACATATGCTGGATTAGCATTAGAAAATCAAAAAGAATTCAACACCAAAGAATACAAATATCCAGTTGATTTATATATTGTTCAACCACGTATCCCACATTCAGACGGATTGATTAGATTACATTCAACTAATTCGATCAAAGTTGGAAAATGGTTTGACGAATATTTAGAAAAGATTGAAGAAAGTAAAACTGAAAAAGCTATACTAACTGTGGGAGAGTGGTGTCGTTTTTGTCCTGCACGAGAATTATGTCCAGCCCGAAAAGCTCAATTGATAGAACTTGGTTTCGAAATAGAACCAGAAGATATGACCTCCGAAGAAATGGGGTCCATGCTAAATAAAGAAAAACTTATTGAAGACTGGTTTAAAAAAGTCAAAGAGGTTGCTTTCAGTCGTGCAATGAGCGGAGAGGATATACCTGGACGCAAAATCGTAAAAATGAAATCGGATAGAATCTGGATAGACGGCGCAGAAAAAACTCTTATAGAAGAATATGGCGATAATGCTTACCAGGATCGTAAAATAAAGTCACCGCCAAATATTGAAAAGCTAATTGGTGGTAAAGCTTTAGTTAAAGATCTGGCTGATCGGCCAGAAAGGGGTTTGACATTAGTTGCATTATCAGATAGAAGGAAACCTATTAAGTCCATGCTTGAGCTTGAAGATGAACAGCATGGGAAGTCATAGTAAATCCTAGTAAATCCTAGTGAACCATAGTATATCAGGAGATAAAATAATGGCTGCCAAGAAAAACTTCATTGAAATTCTGGTTCCAAAATTCAGATTATCATATCCACATCTTATCGAAGCCGTTCAGTACAAAGAGGATGGTATACCTAAAGGTGACTTTGAGTACAAAGCTCAAATGATTTTTGATCCTGACGATCTTTCTCAATTCAAAGTTCGTGGAGAAGATGGAAATCTCAAGTTTAAAAATATCAATGATATTATACGTGATATTATTAAGCTTGAATGGCCCGATATTACTATCAAAGAACATTTTCACTTGAATAAAAACTGGTCCGTTATAGACGGCGATTATATTGCTGCTCAAATGGATAAGAAAGAAAAAGAAGGTGGTGAAAATTATGTTGGTAAAAAAATTATAAACACCAAAACTAAAGTGAAACAACCGCCGCAATTACAATTCTTAGAAAATGATAAACGTAAAAACATTCCAAGAACTGATACTGGTGAAAAACATGCCGCCCAGCTTTTTGTTGGTGGTAACTATTGTCGTGCCGGAATTAATATAGTTCCACTTGAAGTGAGCGGAACAAAATATACGACCTTCTATCTTCAAAGTATCGTTTTCATTGAAGAGGGGGAACGTCTTGGTCGTAAATCCATCATGGATTTGGAGGATTTTAGTGGGTATCAAGGTGAAGCTAGTCATGATCCGACTGAAGGGCTTGATGATGAAATTCCTTTTTAGGGATTTCAGGATTGATTAGCTTTATAGGGAGAAGGAAGTTGGTTTGATTCCCTAATTTCCTTCTCCTAATCTATCTAGGGTGTTCCCAATGCCCACCCCGTTTGAATTGCCATATATGACCGGAGACTTCGAAACGTACTCTGAGTTGGACGTTACGGAAGTTGGTGCTTATAAATACTCAGAACATCCGTCTACGGAAGTCTTAAGTTTTGCCTATAAGTTTAACGGCAAAACTGAATTATGGGCACCACCCCGTCCATTTCCTGAAAAAATTATAAAGCATGTAAAAAATGGAGGCATCATTAAAGCTCATGGTGCCATATTTGAATATGCTATCTGGCATAATGTCCTTATAAAACGTATGGGCCTTGATATCCCCGTTGCTAATAGATGGATGGATACCATGGCCACATGTGCATATCGGGCACTTCCTTTGGCACTAGATAAAGTCGGTGGTGTTCTTGATCTTGAGATTCAAAAAGATAAACGTGGTAAATATCTTATTCAGAAATTGTGTAAACCACGTAAACCTACAAAGAAAGACAAACGTACACGAGTTCAGGATTGGGATTTACTTGAAGAATTATATGATTACAACATTACAGACACTGATGCCGAAGATCTTTTAGATAGAACTATAGGTAATTTACCCCCACTTGAATACAAATTGTTTGTTTTAGATCAAATTATCAATAATCGTGGTGTTCAAATTGATGTAGAAGCTGTTGAAGCCGCCAAAGATATTGCTGAAAGTATATCTAATGAACTAAATGAAGAATTATACATCATAACGGACAGTGATGTTACCGAAGCAACCAAACTCCCAGCAATGAAGGAATGGATAAAAGAACAAGGTATTGAGGTAACAAGTTTAGATAAGGAAATGGTTGAATACTATATAAACCTACCGGATATACCGCCAAAAGTTAAACGTGTTTTAGAAATTAGACGAGAGGTTGGACGATCCTCTGTTAAAAAATTAGACAAAATGTTGGACTGCATGTGTGATGATGGCCGTATCCGAGGACTGTTACAATACCATGGCGCATCAACAGGTCGATGGGCAGGTCGTTTAATTCAACCACATAATTTTCCTAGAGGTACAATAAAAGATGTAGATAGTTTAATTGATATTATTAAATTGAAAGACAAGAAGGCTCTAGAACTTGTTTATGATAGTCCAATGGAGGCTATTTCTTCATCTCTTAGAAGTATGTTTATTGCCGGTCCAGGTAAAAAGTTTTATATAGCAGATTTTAAAGCTATCGAAGCGCGGGTTTTATTATGGTTAGCCGATGAAAAAGAGTTACTTGAGAAAGTTCATTTATCGGACCAAGGCAAAGGGCCTGACATTTATTGTGTAATGGCTGAAAAAATATATAAACGGCCCATAAATTCAAAAGATCATCCAAATGAAAGACAACTAGGAAAAATTACAGAACTTGGCTGTGGTTATCAAATGGGGGGACCGAAATTTCAAATGCAAGCCAAACAAGATTATGGTGTTGATATTACATTAGAAGAAGCAAATCTTATTGTTTCTATTTATAGAGATGAACATCCACATGTTGAAGAATTATGGGGTCGTATTGAAGGTGCAGCTATACATGCAGTAAATACTAAAGGTTCCTGGTTTTATAAGAAAATAGGATTTCACTATTATGAAGATGCTGCTGGACCATGGTTAGCATGTGAACTTCCAAATAAAAGATTACTTTGGTACTACAAGCCGAAAATTGAAGATGTCCCCGCTCCTTGGTACACAGAACAAAATAAAGCAATGCTAACAAAACTAACCTATGAAGGTAGAGATAATAAAAGAGGTGGCGCATGGGGTCGCACTGCTTCATATGGTGGAAAATTTGTTGAAAATATTATTCAAGCAATTGCAAGAGATATTATGGCTAACGCAATGATCCGTGTTGAAGAACTTCTTTACTATATTGTTTTAACAATTCATGATGAAGTTATATCTGAAGTCGATAAAGCTTTTGGAAGTTTGAAAGAATTTTTAAGATTAATGTCAATTATACCTAGATGGGCAGAGGGATGTCCTATTGCCGTTGAAGGCGCTGAAGTAACCATATATAGAAAAATGTAATGCCTGACGTTGTAACTAAATTGATTGAAGAGACATTACATGTGTCCGATACTTTATTTTGTATTTTAAAACACGCCAATTATTATCAACAAGACTTAACAAAGGATAATGATTTACTAAAAAGCGTCATGATAGTAACTGATCATGGTATCTCTTGTAGAATGCAACATGGTTTTGGTAATAATAAATTAATGTTGCAAACAACAGTATTATGGTTAAACGATATAGGTGTCATTGATCCTGATGTTCTTCTTGAAACAATAAAACGAGTTCACATGCAAATAATTACTGAAATAGATAGGTTGAAAAAATGACTTTACCTCTATACGAAACCGCTTATCCGCTTTTACAAATGTTGCAAGAAACTGTTCGAAATATGGAAGACCTACAATCTAGGTCAAATTATGAAAGTGATGTGGCATTAAGAAAAGAGGGATTCCTTGTAAGAATGCGTACTGTATATAATCACGACAATGGTAAAGTTGAACTTGTAGAACAGTCAACAATAGTATCTTGGGAAGAAATCAAAGGTATACCTATTAATGTAATTTCAAAAAAGCTTTCTGAAATGGCAAGAGATTTAGAACAAGAAATGAAAATAAAAACCAATGAACAACATACTAGGAATTGATCCTGGCCTTAGTGGTGGTATTGCTCTCTACGACGGGTCAACACTTGAAGTCATAGGAATACCCACTCTCAAAGCTTCTGGTCGTGGCCGTGAGGTTAACTGGGCTGAATTGACCCGACAATTCACAGCGTACCATCTGTGGGGCATTGATCACGCTTTTATTGAACAGGTTGGCGCACGACCAGGACAAGGTGTATCCAGCATGTTTAAATTTGGTTATGTCGCTGGTGGTCTTAGGGCCATGGTCGCAATGACTGATACACCTGTAACAATGGTGACACCGACCAAATGGAAACGAACTATGGGATTAAATGCATCAAAAGATGCATCTTTGATACGGGCTAATGAACTGTTTCCAGGTCATTCAGAAATATTTGCTCTTAAAAAGAATGATGGGCTTGCTGAAGCAGCACTTATTGCTAAATATGGTTATGATCAATTGATGAGAGAAAAATAATGATCAAATTTGAAATAAATTATCAACATGTAATTAAAATGGAAATGATAAATAATGGTGACGTTATACTTCATTTAACAAATGATGAAACTGTGAAATTGGATTCAAATCAATATGAAAATTTTCAAAACGATAACGCAACTATAATACCAGCACACCCCGGATGGAGTATATCTTTTTATGATTCACAAATTGATATTATTTATAAACTTGGACCAATTATAGGATGGGCAAAAGTTCCTTTTAATAGCATAATGGTCCCTGTAATACCTTGTGACTTAGGTATTGACGACAGATTATTTTATAGTACTGGATATGCTGTAATTGATCCAGACAATAATGTTTACACAGAAGGTTATACAACAAGATATGATAATATCGAAGCATGGATTATTGATTTAAAAAAGCCCAAAAGTAATAAAGGAAATAAAAAATGAATGACGTAATGATTACTGAACAAGAAATTACCCAACATGTTTGGCAAGACAAGTATCGGTATAAAAATGAAAAAAATATAGAGGCCAGTTTTAAACGAGTTGTAAATAGTGTTTATGCTAAAGATAAAGATCAAGATGCCATGCATGAAGCCTATGTTAGAATGATTGATCGCCAGTGGTGTCCTGCCGGTCGTATTCAAGCTGGTGCTGGTACAAGTAAGCGTGTAACTCTCATTAATTGTTTTGTAAGCCCAGAAATGGAAGACAGTTTAGCCTCTGAAAAAGGCGTTGGCATTATGGATGTTCTAAAAGATGCATCCTTTACATTACAAATGGGTGGGGGTAATGGCACCGATTTCTCCCCATTGCGACCCAGAGGGGCCTTGGTTGGTCGAACAGGTTCTATAAGTGCGGGTCCACTTGTATTTATGGATCAACAAAACGCCATGTGCAGCACAATTATATCAGCCGGGGGACGCCGGGGTGCTCTCATGGGCACATTGGGTTGTTGGCATCCTGACATTGAAGAATTCATTGACGCTAAAAAAGAACCGGGAAGATTAACCAATTTTAATGTGTCAATTTTAACTTCTGATCTTTTCATGGAAGCAATTAAAGATGATAGAGAATGGAAATTGTGGCACAAAGCCCCACCAGCAGGAAATATTAAAAGTGAAGATATAATTTATGCACCAGGGGGTGAAAAAGTTTATGTTTATAAAACAGTTCGTGCCCGTGATCTCTGGGAAAAAATAATTCGATCAACGTATAATTATGCTGAACCCGGTGTCATTTTTATCAACCGTGTAAATGATCTAAACAATCTTAAATACTGTGAAGAAATTCAATGTACAAATCCCTGTGGTGAACAACCTTTGCCGCCAAATGGGGCGTGTAACCTTGGCGCAATAAATCTTGCCAAGTTTGTAGTTGAACCATTTACCAATCCTGAATTCGATTATGATTCATTAATTGATACGACAAAAATGGCTGTTCGATTTTTGGATAATGTGCTTGACGTATCACAATATCCAACTCCTGCTCAAAAAGAAGAAGCTATGCAAAAACGTCGAACAGGTCTTGGGATTACCGGCCTTGCCAATGCTCTTCAATTTATGAAAATACGGTATGGAAATAATGCTGATTGTTATGATTTTATCAATCGTGTCATGGGGGATATTAAAATTGCAGCATATTCAGCGTCTATTGAGTTAGCTAAAGAACGTGGTCCTTTTCCAGCATTTAAAAAAACAAAATACCTTGAATCAAAATTTATCGAACGTCTTCCCCCAGGAATAACAGAAGGAATTGCACAATATGGAATTCGTAATGGGGTGTTGCTGACCATTGCACCTACAGGTACGACATCTCTTTATTATGGAAATGTTAGTTCAGGTCTTGAGCCGACTTTCATGTGGGAATGTGAACGATATGTGAAAGATATTGACAAACCATTTATTGTTCGGGATTATGGTTATCAAGAATATATGAAAAGGTTTTTACCTTCACACATAGATCCAAGTAAAGCAGTATTGCACACTCCTGAAAAACTTCCAGACTATATGGTAACGGCGCAAGATTTGACTGTTGCAGATCATTTGGCTGTACAAGGGGCATGTCAAATTCATATTGATGCATCCGTATCAAAAACAATTAATTGTCCGGCAGATATACCGTTTGAAGAATTTAAGAATGTTTACAAAGATGCTTATGATATGGGACTAAAAGGTTGCACAACGTATCGGCCTAATCCAGAATCGGGTCGGGGTGCTGTTCTCAAAGAAATTGAAAAGAAAAATAAACATATTATCTCTCCAATTGGACCTACAAAGATGCCCCGACCCGATCAATTGAAAGGTCGTACTTATAAAGTTCGATGGGGTAATGACAAATATTATATTACATTTAATTGGATGGAAAAAGATGGCAAGAAAATTCCATTTGAAATGTTTATCAATAGCCAGTCTGTTAAACACTCTGAATTTTTGCAAGCTTTGACCAGAATTACATCAGCCGTTTTTAGACGGGGTGGTGACATTCGATTTATGATTGAAGAATTGGAGAAGATTCATTCTCCATCAGGCGATGCTCATTGGATTAATAAAGAACACGTACCAAGTCTTGTAGCTCTAATTGGCCAAACTTTAAATATTTTTCTTTTGGATATCGGTTACCTTGAGGAAGGTGACATAACAACATTGCCACAAGAAGAGGATATAAAGAACTATGTTGAACATAGTTTTGTAACTGGTGAGCTATGTCCTAAGTGTGAGAAACGAACTTTAATTCATCAAGAGGGCTGTGCAAAATGCACTTCTTGTGACTACTCGGAGTGCGACTGATGAAATTGGTCGTTATAGAAAGTCCATACGCGGGTGATGTTGATCGTAATCTTTTATATGCGCGTTGGTGCATGGCAGATTCATTAAAACGTGGTGAAGCTCCTATAGCATCACATCTCTTATATACACAGGAAAATATTCTTGATGACACTATTCCAGAAGAAAGACAGTTAGGAATTGATGCGGGTTTTGCATGGGCAAAACATGCCGATCTTATTGCGTTTTACACTGATCTTGGAATGTCCAGAGGAATGAACAATGCTTTACAATTCTTCTTGGAAAAAAACATGACTACAGAAATTAGACAATTAGGTTTAGCAGGGAGATTATAAGATGAAAATATATGTAGCGTCATCTTGGAGAAATGCACAACAAGAACATATTGTAAAAGCTTTAAGAATTATTGAAAAACATTTGGTTTATGATTTTAAACATCCCACAAACGGACCTTTTCAATGGTCGGATATAGATCCTAATTGGCAAGAATGGACTCCAGAACAATTCAAAGAAAAACTAAATCATCCCATTGCCGACATGGGTTTTCATCAAGACTTCAAAGCTCTTAAAGAATGCGATGCTTGTGTACTTGTTATGCCGTGCGGTCGATCAGCTCACCTTGAACTGGGTTACGCAATCGGAATGGGTAAGCGAACAGCCATATTATTGAGCGATGGAGAGCCCGAATTGATGTACCGGATGGTTGATTTAGTAACAAACGACTATGAAGATTTAACCAAATTTTTAAGTGAGTCATATTGAAAGGATTGAATTATGTTAACTAGACAACAATTGAGTCACATAGATAATTTATTAAGAGAACGAGATGCCTTGGCTAGAGGTGTATTTTCCTTACAACACCTAGATGATGACAAACATAAACAATTAAGAATTAGTATTCATCACTCTGATTCAATGGGTGACGATGAATTATGGGCCATTGATAGACATAGACATCCACTCACTACGGCGCTTAATAAAGAACTTGTTAAAGCAATAGAAATAGAATTTGAAAAAGCTATCGACAAATATGAAAAAGAATTAGATAGACTGGATGTTGATCATGGAAGCTAATTTAGTCAGAGATGGATTTATAGGACCAGATATCCAAACAGCTAACAGTCCAGTGGGAAAACTCCTACTACTGACTAATTCTCTCCATGAACTGGTAACTTTAATGACCAAAAATGAATGTCACGCGGAAATATATGCTAATGCTTTGGATATCATAGATGAAATAGTTTACATTCAACAAGTAGATGAAAAATCTATAAAGAATTACAGAGCAATTAACACCAGAGATGCAGGTGGCTTTAGAATGGGAAAGTTTATTTTAAGAGTATAATTTAACTTGATGTTTTATTAATATTTTTAAGATGTTCTGTAATAGCACTTTGTTGTTGATGCATAATTGTTAAAATCTCAGTCATTTTGCTAATATTATCGGCCAATTTTTCGATACTTGTTTCCAAACTTTTACGTACATACCAAATTTTTACACCTTCTTCATCCACAACACTATGCCAATCCCATAAATCCATTACTTTTTTATCAATTCCCAAATCATCATATTCTTTATGCCAACCATATAATTCATCAATTTTTCGCCAGATAATTGTTTGATCCCTTTCTTTAAAAAATCTATGTATTTCTCTAATTATTAATGTAGAGATTCCACCAAGAACTATATAATCAAGTTCCATAACAGGTATCCTATTTCTTCACTATTTATCAAACACATCTTCTTTAGCATAGTATTGAAGACGCCACATCGCTTCCTTGACCCATCTTAAAGCTTCTGCCTGATTACGGGATAACACTTCATAATTCTCTGGCGTGATACCAAAATATACCCAATTGATTCCTTCAAAAATTTGTTCTCGTTCAGGCTCATACTCTTCATTTAAAGGAACCGTTTCAGGAGTCAATACGACAAAAGGCTGACCTTGAAATGAAGCTGCCTGATACGGATCGGGCAATGGCAACGCAATGAACTCAGGGGGCCTCTCCGGTATCGGTGCTATTGCCCCGAGTAACCGATTCGAGCACGCTGAAAGCATTAAGAGTGCCAGCATTAATCCGAGTTTCAATAAGGCCAGGTTTGGCTTCAGCAAGCGCCCTGAGATCGTGTTTTCCGAATATGTCATTGAGCCTCCGTGTCTCCGAATTTGCGTCTCTCTGAACCTCTGAGAGCTGGGAAATAGTGTCCTGAAATCCCTCTAAAGATTCCTTCCATTCGGCATTGATTTCGGTCAATTGGCCTACGTGTTGCTCAAGCATTTCAGCCCGAACACCTTCTTTCACCATGTCAGTATACTTCCAGATAGCACCAAGTATTACGACAATAATACCCAAGTATATTGCTGGCTTAATCATTCCAAGTCCCATCATTTACTTATAAACTCCCAAGCAGAACCAAAGACATACGTGCTAATACTAGCACCTAAAGTTAAGAAGCCCATGGATACAGCGGTCTCAGCCACCTCTGAATCATCTGCCCAGCCGACGCAATAAGTGATGATGGCCATGCAAAAAACCATGACAACAAATAGCCATCGACGGCGCATAGTCCAATTATCGCCGGGGCGATCTGGATTGCTCATTCAAGATTACCTTTCAATACGGCTTTTTCATCCCGAATAGATTTTTGTTCCATTTCAATATCAAATTTTTGTTCAGTCAAAACACGTTTGAGAGCGCGTAAACCTTCATCATCGGGATTCTGTTCGAGCTTCACATTTACATCGTCAATACGCTGATCATAGTGCAACCATTTATCGTTATAAATTATGCTACGAGTTTCCAAACCGTAGTCCTTGTCTTCATCAATTCTCTCTTCGACTTGTTCAATATCGGTAGAGAGGGCGGGGGTGGGACCGCCCAGAGAAACCCACCCCGCACCAGCAGCCAAAACTGCGGCAGCAGCTCCAGCATACAACGTAATCTTTTTAGCTTTACCTTCTAACCAACTAGACATAATTAATCCTCCGTAAGAAACATTATCCGTTCAGCTTCACGTCTACGTGTTAGCCCCCGAAGCGTAATCATTCGTCCATCAACTTTTGCTTTGTCCCATCGGAGCATTTCATTGGCGGCTTCTTTTTTCTTACCTTCGTTTAGTCGTCTTAACATGGTGGACGTTTTTAAATTACCGCCACCTAAATTAAAAACCCAAGAAGTCAAAGCTGAGAATTCGTTTTCACTTAATTCTACTTCAACAAATCTATTGATATCAGCTTCTGCAACTTTAATATCTTCTACTATAAATTTTTCAGCTTCTTCTTCGGTGATCCTATCGCCTTTTTCAACATCTCTAGTGTGTCCCCAACCTATGGTCCACACTCCTACACTGTCCTTATAAGCTTTCAATTTCAACGCTTCGAATGATTGAATAAATTTCACACCCTGATCATGCGTTCGAATTTCCCGCTTCTTCTTCTTTTTACCAAAGAATAATTTTTTAAGACGCTTGAAAGCCATAGCAAACCTCATGCGGCTGCGGTTACAGCTATTAGCCCATTAGCTGAGCCATCGGTGTAAAAAATTCTAGTTTGACCAGATGTTAACCCAGTAATATCCGTAGTGCCACGTCGCACAGTGATACTCTGTGTATTACCACTATCGCTATGAACCACAAACAATCTTTTAAACTGCGGCACAGTTATAATTCGGGTTGCTGCGGTAGCATTAATAACATCAAGCACTATATTGTCATGACCCTGATCATCAGTAACTGTGACATCACCCGCTGAAACATCAATATCAACAGTGTCTGTTAATGCATTCTCAAGATCATTGATGGCATTGTTAATCGTTGCTTCCTTTTGATTTTGACCAGTAGCAACTTCAGTTATTTCAAGATTTGGTGTGTCAACCATTATTTTTATCCTTATTGAACGTCTAAGTTATGTTCCAAAGTGAATCCACGACCAACCTGGGCACTCACTTGATAAATTCGAATATCAATCGTTGCAGGAACTGAACCAAAATCAGTTATAATATCTGCATTCAAATATTCTTTTACTGGTGACGTGATGCTTGTAAATGTTCTTAAAACAGTTTCACCTGGACTTGGTTGATCTAAGATTTCAAGTTCATACTCTTCAATATCTTCAGACAATGGAACAGTACCACCACCATCTTTTAATTCACCACCAACCCGTGTTCGACGCTCCCAAGCAAAATCAATATTGTTACTACCATCTTCAATTGCTGTAGCATTCACTGGCGCATAAGGTTTTAAATCTCTACCTTGACTGATAATAGCTGTAACTGGAGCCGACTCAAAAAGTGTACCAAATGTAACAGCCTTAAATGATCTTGAAGCTAAAATTTCACCTAATCCCATATCTACAAATCTAAGTGTGGTTGTCGCCAAAAAGACAAAAGTCTCTCCTGCCGCGTGCCCGCCTGTGAAACTTTCGGTTCCACGTCGTCCTCTTAATAATCCACTCAAAGTAAAAGAGCCATTCGAATTTGCAACAACATCCCTAAATTGAAAAATCTCAATCGCACCGCTTGAATTAATAAGAACGGCTGGATTGGCTCCGTTGACCATGGCAAGTTGGGTGACTGAAGATAAAGCAGCACCTGTAGTTAAGAACACTGTGACTGAATTTGTTTCATCATTTGTAAAAGGATTTGATGTGTCACCTAGTACGTCACTTGTTGTACCCCAAGTAACCTCATTGAAAGATTGACTAACAAAATTGTAGATAGATCCATCCGTGGATTTCCATAAGCCCGCTCCAGGCCAATTTGAACCATAATCGGCCATCGCATAATGCAAACGGGATGTGCCACGACCAACATCATCCTCATCCCGAAGAAAAGGCATATCCATTAAATGAAGTTTAGTTGCTATAGCACTGGGTATTTGCTGATCAGGAACACCTTGACCACCATCGGAAAGAACAGTTGACGAGTATTGTGCCGTCTCTTCTGATAAGGTACTGACATCTATAGAAAAATCGGCTCCAACATCAAATTTTGCAATTCGGGATCTAAAGTTTGTTCCATTATCTAAAGTGATATCCAACACATCGGTTGGATCATGTTTTAAAAATTTCCATGATGTTTTAATATCAAAATTAAGTCTTTCTTTCCACGCTGAATAAAGAGCCTTCTCTGCTGCCCGCTTGGCAAATTGAGCACTAAAAGCTGCCGGAATATTTACACCCAATTCATTTCTAGAAAACATAGTTGGAACAGGCTCAACACTTCTCTTTGCGAATTGAGTACCTTGTTGATAGTCAAGACTGGGGTCCATATAAACAACATTGAACCTTTCCGGCAATTCTAATTCTTGTGTTCTATTTTCTTTAATAAATTCTCCAGTATCATTATCCAACACAGCCAAATCTTTTTCAAGAATCGTACCATCAACAGCCCGACCACGAAGAACAAATTTCATAAAGTATTCGCTTTCAACTAAATCGAAGAAATAAACTAAGGTAAGAAGTTCAATTATCTGACGACCAGTTGCTTGAGCCGCAATAGCGTAACCCGGAACCAAATCAGTAGCCGCTGTTACATTTAAATCCTTTTTAACTAAATTAGATTTTTCAGAAATTTTTGTAATGATGCTACCAAGAGTGACACCCTGACCAGTTCTTCTATTCAAATAAACTCTATTCATTTCAGCAGGCGGATTATTAGGATACATTAAAACATCGCCATTACTGTCATAGACCATGCCGACGCCGGTATTGCTCATAGAGACTGTGGGCCAATTAGATCCAGCAGTAATCACAACGTCGCCTGTAGCTGTATTATAAGTATGAACAATACTGGAATCTAAATAAGCAAATGTTCCATGCTCAAGAATAGATTGATTTATACCAATACCTGCACCAACAGGTGTTGCGGGTAAAAGAGATACCCAAAGAACACCATCATCTTCTCTCCATTTAACTAAATATTGTGTAGTGGAATCATCAGTGGGTGCAACTCTAAACAATAATGAATCATCTGTTTGATCGTAGACAACAAATGATGTAGGAGTTCCCCCTGTCGAAGCACCGCTATGAAATGTAGTTGACGTATTATCTACTAATGTAAATATTGTAGTTGCGGTAATATTTTCAATTAAATCAAGTTGAACACCAATGGAAGCACCATTTTCAAATCCTGCATTATGCTGAACTTTTATTTTCCAAATATTAAGTGAGGTATGAGATACCCTTGAAATAACCCACCCTTCTGCAATAGAGCTAGTAGTTTTACCAAAAACAGATCCTTCTATTTCAGTATCGCTTTCAATAGCATGAACAACCGTTTGACTATCCCAAACATATTTCATGCCATTTACTTCAACGACTCCAACATGTATGGGCGCTGATGTCCCGCCTCCAATGCACAATAAAAAATATACATCCCCAAGTGTCGGACTTATGGCTCTAACCCAAGAAGAAAATCCAGGGGCTAAACTACCAAAAAGAGTTGACGTAAAATTCAAACCAACACCACTGGTTCCGAAGAAATCAACCTCCGTCAAAGAATTTGGATCAACCCGAACAATACTAGCTCCACTAGCCCCAGTGAAAATATATCCAATAGAATCTGGCGTTGTTGTAACAAAGTTACCGAGAGTACGACTTGGTGATGGGAACATATCCGCTTCTAATTGTTCCCTAGTTTCAGTGAATGTAATTGAATCTGCCTGACTTAAACCCTCAGTTGGTCCTACAAGATCTTCCCAATAGATCCTATTGTGCGCCGGATCATACCACAGGGTAGCAGGCGTTTCATCCAAACCACCTGAAATAAAAACCATTTGATCTATTGGAAAACTATCAACAGCTTGAAATGTTACTTCACAAGTGATATTGGGAATACGATTTGCAAAATTCGACAAATCAAAACGCTCAAAAACAATATAAGCTAAACCCCGATGTGCAGGAGTGGCATTAGAATTTCCTGTTACAAGTACAATATCAGCTTCATAAGCCGTATCTGGAACTTGTGTTTCCGATCCATTATAAAATCGAAATGCTAATTCAGGTACAGAAACATCAAGATTTTTTCCTGTCTTATCATAAATTAATTTTCCATCAGCCCAAATACGAAGTAGATCATCTGCTGGTCCTTCAGCTAGACCCACAGCAAACGATGAAAAATATGTGTATGTCGTCAACGTATTTGAAGGAGTTAAAAAACCTTTACCACCAAAATTTTCAACATTTTCTTCTTCAATAAGACCTGTGGACCAAATAATATTTCCATTGATTCGTATTGTTCCGAACGCAAGAGTAATAGGTTGCCCGTAAGTAGATGCTGTAACTGTTAAATCTCCAAGACGTGGCCCAAATTGTTGAGTACCTTTTTGTGGAAATAAAATAAGTCCAATAAACGATCCTATGAGCCATCCCACAGAAGATGGTACGCCTAAAAAAGAAAGGCCAATGGAAAATGCTGCGGAAACAACTAATCTACCCATCGGCTATACCCCTGTACGCGAAACAGAATATAGCTTTCTTTCTCCATTCTTCGGAAAAAGGTTCCTCAATAACTCTAAGAAGAGGTGCGTATGCATGTATAATAAAAGGTGAACCATATTTATCAGATAAAATACTTGAATGACATGGAAATGCTTTATCTCTAAATAAAAGAACATCACCTGGGAGGGCCTCAGAAATTTTTTTACCATCCATATTGTTACGAAAATGATTTACAAATTCAAAACCATTTGTCCGTGGTTGATAATCATGAGTGTCATAGTCAGTAAGACCAAGTTTATTACCAACCAATATAACTATACCAGCGCAATCAACTCCATTACGAGTTCGACCTTGATGTCTCCATTTAACATCAAGCCAGGAACGGGCTTCCTCAATTATGTCATCTCTATTTGGCATTTGGATAATTCAATATACTGTCTATTCCTGGCACATACGGTTCACCACGGAAGTTTTTTATATTTCCATTGGCAAAATCTTTGGAACTAGCAATAACAAATTTGTCACGACATGCTTCAACAGCACGCTTGTCACACCCTGGATATAATCTAAGTAAATCTCCTACTTGAATATTAAAAGGCATCTTTAAAAATAAAGTTATGGTATCAGTTGAATCTACCCAATCCCTTACTTCCATAGCAGCGCCTTTATTATTTCCAGTTTCCCAAATTACAGCTCCTAAATTAAACCAGTCATCAACCCCTCTTGTTTCGGTCACTGTGATAGTAAAGATTGCCCGATCAGTTACTGTGGCCACTGTTGCATGTCGTGTCCAAGCCTGACGGGCCGTAAATACCACTGTCCCATCAGTTGTTGTGTTGCCTACTGTTTCATCATAAACAGGTTGAGTTGACGCTGTTTCCCCAGATGTTGTACATTCATAAATTCGATTTTCAAATTCAGTATAACCTTCTAAATACATAGCACCGTTACATGTATCGAAAGAAGCCATCACTTGACCTGAACCACTTCGTGTACCTCCTAACTTTATTCGAATTTTTCTAGTATTTGCAGGAACAGCAACATTTTCAATCTCTCTTTTTACCCAAGTAGAAGAGGGAATAATGACTTCATCGGGACTTGTGTACGCATTTTTAATAAGAACACTGGATGTATCAAGAAAATCAATTGTAACTAACCCAGTGTCATCTGCATCTGTAGCCGCATTTGCCCGATAAATATTAAAATCAAATCTATATTCACCATTATCTATTTTTGTCGTATTAAAAGGAGCACCACTTACGTCAACCACCTGTTCAAGCTCATAAGCAGCTTCTACAGCATTTCCTCTTAAAAAATGAGAACCGGATTGAGGTATTAAATCACCTTCAACTGTATCAGCACCGGGTGTGCCAGAGTTTGTCGTCCATCCTGTTAAATCTCCAGTATCCCAACCTGGATTCGTAATAGGTATATTTGAACTTTCAGATCCCGTCGGAACTCTAACATAATCCGCTTCAACAGCATTATCACCAATGCTATAAGCTGTTAATCGACCAACTATTGAAGGATTAAGAGGTACTTTACATTCTAATTTACTTCCAAGATCTGTTCGACATTCCGGCGCGTACAATTTTAAAATATTTTGAGAATAAGCTTGCGCCAATCCTCTTAGTTCGGCTCTGAAAAATCCAGATTCAGTTACAATAACTTCACCGAACCAACCCCGACGCATTTTTAAATCTAATTGTGTAAGGTCGTTCCAATTAACAACGAAGATTCTAATTTCTGCATAATCAAATTTGCCTGCAATAACATCTGCTTCGGTTATGCTGGCACTATCAAAAATACCAATCACATCTAAATTATCAACACTCAGTGAGCTATCATTCTCAATAGCTGTTCTGGTGTAGCCCGCTGATGCCAAATAAGTATTTCCACCAAAAAGGATGTTTTTATCGTGGTCCGTAAAGAAAAATTCAACTTTATCCGTGCGTGTAATTCTCCAGCATGTAGCCAGAGTTGTTGTGACCAGACCAAGATGTGTGTCTAGTCCTGCTGAAATAGATTTAGGCAATGTCTCGAATCTCTAAAATTGGTATTTGTGGAATAGCGGCTGCATCGAATGTTTCAGCAGCTAATTGAAGATGATCCGTGTCAAATCTAACCGGCACATCAAATTCAGTTTCTAAGCCAACAATCTGTTCACCACCGGGGCCTGACCCAGTAGTAGATAATGGAGCTGTAACAAAAGTTATAAGTCCGGTATCAACATCAAACGACACTTGACCAGGAACAGTTTGCAAAACAGTTTCTAAATAAACTTTGACCGTACCAGTGACAAGTTTTTTCAGATCACGACTATATGTAGCACCGCCAGAAGTGTATGTTTTTAAGGCTTGAAAAATAGTTGTTGAATCATCACCTAAACCAATTTGTTGACCACCCGTCGCGATAATTTCAAAATCAGTCCAATCTTTAAATCGAAAACCGATAGCGCGACCATGCCTTGCGTAAAAAAAATCTATAGTATTATCAAAATCACTCTTAGTTTGAATACCATACCCAACATCCCAGGCGCCACGGGTATCAGCCCAATTTTCATTTCTTTTTTCATGGCCGGAACTTGAAGGGAATATAGTTGTACTAAATTGGGGGCCACCTTGAGCCCCACGTTCCACATCTTCCGGCAATCGCACATCAACGAAAGCCATTAGCTATTTCTCCTAGTAGCCCTATCTATTGATCTTGATATACGTGAACCAATTTGACCTTCCGATCTACGGAAACTATTGACATCGGTTCCCACTGGGAAATTAAAATGAACTGATATTGGCCGACCACCACGTTCACCTCTGGGCGTTACCTCAACGTGTTCACCTCTAGACGCTCTGAATGCAACAAGATTGCTATCAACACCACCACGACCTCCAACATCAAACGATGCACCTCTTTGAGCACCAAGTAACGGAATGCCCTCAAGAAGACCTAAACCACCTCCTGTTACACCACTAACAGCTCCGAAACCAGGAAGTGCCCCCCCACCCCCACCGAATATTTTACTTATGTCAAGTGCTCCACCACTTGAAAATGCACCTGCAATACTTTGTACTCCTTGAGTTATCACACTACCTATTAATGCGTTCGTTGGAACCCCTTGAGCCGCTACAAGAGAAGCCCCAAAATTTTGTACAACAGATCCCATTTCATCAACGATGCCACCCATCGTACTAATTGTATCGGCTTCAACGGCCACATTAACGGCTCCTTGTGCCGATGCCTCATCTATTACACCAGCGGCACCTTCAAATGTATTCGTAACCGTTTGCCCGACTCCTCCAAGAGTACCTCCAGAGATTATATTACCAGCCGCATCACGCGCAGGAGTAAATGTAGCACCCCCTCTGGCCGCAAAAGCAAACTCACCAGCTCCTGCAACGAAATCTTGTACTGCAACACCAAATAATTCTACAACGGCTTGTTCTTTATTAGCAGCTTGAACTTGTTTGTTAGCAGCTTCATCCATTTTGGTTGCGGTAATAAGAAGTTGATTCGTCTCAACTGCTGCCGCTTCCTCTACTTTAGTTGCTGCACCACCTCCAAAAATTTTCTGAATTAAACCACCAAGGCCACCAATCTGACCGCCTTCTTTCTCTGGAAATAAAGCTTTTGTTAATGGTCCCGTAATGGCGTCCCGAACGGCAAGTTTCGTAATGTCTCTGAAAATACTATCAACAAGTTGTTTGAAACCAATTTCACCTGTTGTAAAGAAATCAACGAGCGCGTCTTCCATACTATTAAAAGCACCAACGACTGTATCTTCAGCAAGAGTAGCCAAATCATTTGCAGCATCCTTAATTCTAAGAATACCACGTACAAAACCATCCACCGCTTTGGTACTTGTATCCAATAATTCAATTTTAATTTTACGAATTTCTTCTTTAAATTCCCTTGCGCTAATACTGTTGGCGGCAAAAGCTTGTTGTAAAAGATTTTGTTTTTCTGCAAATTCAACAACATCATTTCCAACACCAATAATTTCACGACCAAGACGACGTTTTGTCTCAATCACTTGTTCTTCTGTGATGATGCCTAATTCTTGAGCTTCACTTAAAACTTCTTGAGCTTTACGGAAGCGACTTAATGCATCAGCCGCAGGGCTAAGTGAATCAGTTAAACCTCTAACGGCATCAAGAGCTTTATTAAATCGTTTTATAAATTCTTTACTTGCTACTTCTTCGAAACCTTCATTAATTGTTTTTTGACTTGCAGTTAATTCATCATTTTGAGCTTTTAACTTCAATATCCTAGAGATAAGTTTATCCAAAGCTTCAGCAGTATCACTAAACTTTGCTTGTGCAGCAGCAATTTCCAATTCACCTGCAATTGATGGAAGTGTAAGAGCTGGATCAAATCCAGGTAATTGTGTACCCCCTACACCTACCGCCGCTTGTAATCTTTTAGCCTCATTTATAGCTATTCTCTGAGTTTCAAGTTGTGTAGCAAGACGATCCCTTTGTAATTCTAAATTCCTAATTAATTGTTTATTAACCTCTTTAAACGCATCTGCTTCTTTTAAAACGACTGAAGTTAATCTTTCACTAAGGCCAATACTACTTTCTAACCTAGTATTAAGTTCTTCAAATGTTTCTGCTTGTTTATCAACTTCTTCCGTGACATCATTTATTCTATTTCTAAAAAATAAAAGTGCCCCTAATGCAATAAAAATTAAACCTGGAATACCTCCAATAAAAAGAAAAGCTTTTCTTAAAAGCGTCATTGCACCAGCGAACACTCTGGCGGCAATAGTTCCAGCAGCCATAGCCAATGTTAATTTTCCAGTAGCTGCTGTAGCCACAATAGTCGATGTAGTGACAAGGCTTCTTGCTATATGTAACTTTGCTTCAGCAGCAGTTGCTGTTGTGGTCGCCGCTGTCAAAGCTGTACGTGTAGCAGTTAATGCTCTTTCAATATTAGCCTCCATAGCTACACGACCTGTAGAAAGCGCAAGACTTTTTTGCAATCGTAATTCTGCAACTAATCGAGCCTCTTTACTTGCAAGAGATGCTTGTTCCGTTTTTACTAATGCAAGTTCAGAGATACGTCGTTGAAGTATAACCCTATTAGTTCTTGCAAGTGCAGTTGCTTCGACCGATGCAGTACGGGCTTTTTCAATACTTATACTTATACTATTTAAAGCGACCGCATTTCCAGCAGCAATAGCCGCTCTAAGTTCAAGAAAAGCAACTGCTCTTAACCGGATATTCTCTGCTACCCTTCCTATAAATATAGCCAAAAATGCTCTACCCAATATTTCTAATGATGTTACTAAGCCTGATATATTTCTTTTCAAAAAATCTATCGTATTTGAAAAAGAATTAAGACCACCAATAATTGTATCTGTAATACCTGCCGTTTCATCAAATACTCCTGTAAATAAAATAACTTGGGTTTTCAATTTTTCAAACGTTTGACTTATAGTGGGTATCGTTTTACCAAATCGTTCTTCTAATTTATCAGCGGCTTCAGTAAATGCTTCAATAATAAGTCTGGGAACAAGTTTACCTTCAGCCGCTAATTCACGTAACGTACCTCTCGTAACTCTGACGCCAAGGGCACGTTCCATTTTCTCCGCAATGACATCAGCAACAACCGGCAAAGTTTCTAAAACTGATCTCAATTCATCACCACGTAATGTTCCCGATGATAAACCTTGGCTAAATTGAATAAGACCTTGCTTTGCCGATTCAGCCGTAGACCCAGATAACACGACCGCTTGATTTAATGATTTAATAAATTGTAAAGTCGTTTCAGTATCTATACCCAGCCGTCTTGTTGCTTCTGCTGCTCGTTGATAGATGATGGCTGTAGCTTCAAAAGAGGATCTAGTCTCATTTGATATTTGAGCAAGACTAGATGTAGCCCGCGCCAACTCCAATGTTCCAGAAGTAACGATTCTCAACCTATTCTGAATATTTTGAAATGTATCAAGTAGTGCAACAAAACGAGCTATTACCACAGTTGACGCCACAGCAACCAGACCAGCACGCATAAAAGCTAAGGACTTACGGGTAGCTTGAGATGCACCTCCAATTCTAGCAATGTCGCGTTGAACTTTACGAATTCCACGACCTTCAACCTCAATAATAAATCGTTCAGTAGCCATCAGTTACCACGGAAACGTAAAGTAGTTTCCTTACCTATTAATTTACGACCACGAATAGCTTCAATCCCTGCTGCAATGGCTCTTTGAACAAATAGAGCAGCAGTTTGTGTAGAATGAGTACCCGTATTTAATAATCCTATATAGCCGAACCCTGTAACTGGGTCTTTTACACTATTGGATATAAAAATTGATTTGTTTTTCTTAGGATTATACGTCTTAATAACACGTCTAGCTTGTCCAATAGCGGCAGTTGCATTTGCGCGTTCGACTTTTCCTAATTTATTACCAGGCGCATAAGCAGGAATCGTACCTTCAAACGGTACATCCAACGTAGTTACCCAATTGGATCTGGCACGACCTGTATCAACAGGAGTTTCAACAACAAGACCTCTGTCAATAACTCTAGCCGCAAGCTGAACGATAGATTTTGCATTACCACGAATCTGTTCAGCTCGTGTGTTCAATACTCTTGGCATCTGATCAAATGGATGTGTACCCATTATTTTTTTCTCTTACTAGCTCTATAATTTAAGTAAACCATATCCATTTGTTTTATAGCTTTCCAAAAATCATAAAACTCAAATTCATCTAATTCGTACCATTCGGCATATGATTTTACAGCCACCCATGGAATCTCACCTTCAGACATACCCCCCATACGACATGAACCCAAATCATAAAACGCCGTATAATAAAACTGAAGACCAGGCAATATTTCTGGAGCATTTTTTATCTTCTCTGGAATAGGTAAATTATGTCTGTAACATTGCTCCAGAATTTTTTGTTCTACAGGGCCTTGCTCTAATTGGTACAGCAAGACCTCTGTCAGTTTTTTACGTCAAAATCCAATTCCGCTGCTCTGAAATTAGCAAAAGCATCAGATTCTTCTCTAAGCTTATCAAAAAGGTCAGGAAGATCCGTAAGCACTTTTATACAATTTGCAGTATTAAATTTGATCTCATTACCATCCTTGCCATAAACATTTTTCCATCCAAGAACAATCGTCTCTGCAAAGACTTTAATGAGTAGATCAGTAGCAACCTCTTCATCCAAAGCGCCCATGTCCATTTGATGTCTATGAGGTTTCAGAGCTGCTAAAAACCGTTTTTGATATCTACTATTAGCACGGCCAGATCTTGCAATTGTGAATTCACCATAATCTTTATAAACTATGGTAACACCTTTACTCTCCTTCTCTTTACTTGTCTCAAAGAGATCATAGATTGATTTTCTTTTAAGCGTTTCTTCAGATGTTACTTCTTTTTTGGATGTTTCAGTCATCTTCTCATTTCCTTTTCTTATTGTTATTAGTGGCGGGTTTTATGGAGACCCGCCAAAACTCCACTTAACTACTTTTAGGTATCAGAAGCATCCGGCAAATGATCAAAGAAAACCAGTAGTAAAGTATGGGCGAATAACGGATCTTTTGCCGCCGGAATTATTAACGGCAATGTAATTGGTGCATCTTGTGTCACATCCAATCTAGCATCACCAAGAGATATTAATGGAACATCCACAGCAATTCCTTTTTTAGATCCCGCAGCACCTTTTGCTACCGCAAAATCTAAAGTCACATCGGAATTGTTACGAACAGATTGAACGGCGGCCACATCAGCAAAATAAGCTGTAGCTGATCCTTCAACATTGAATTGACCTGCTGTCACTTCAAAAGCACCCAATTTTGAGATTGCTTTATTTGGAGACAAATTATTATTTATTGTCAATGTGAACTCCGTAAGGAATGCAAACAAAGCTGTAGGTGTTTCTACTGTGGTACTCACAACATTCATTTTCAAACGATTAAAATCACTTGAAGTATTGAATGCATCTTCGGACACTAACACTGGTCGTGTACCAGATTTCAATGCAGTTGGGCCATCAATTTGAGTATTATCAATACCTATAAAACTCAAATCAACAGTAACCTTATCAGCCGTAGCAAAATTCATAGAAAACTCACCCGGCACGGCACCTTCAATATATTCAGCTTGTATTTCAGCAGGTAAAGCATCATCAGGCGCACCGAGTGTTCTTTCCAATTGGTATGTACGACGTTTAATAAGAGTTGCGGCTTCATTTCTAAGAACGCGACCAAAGAACAATTGAATTGTTTCAGTTGTCGATGACTCTGTAACCATAGTAACAGTAGATTTATCAACAACCAATGCATTGGTAGCAATGGATCGAATACGTTTAAATCCATTATTTGCAGCCGTTGTAAAAGCTTCAGCCGCTAAATCACCACCTACAAAGATCCATTCACCCGCAAGCAGACCAAGTGTCGTAAAGTCAAGAGTAGTTGAAGTGTAAGTGGCAAAATTACCCGTGATGTCAACATCAATATCACCAGCTCCTGCCTGAAGACCAACGACAACAACTATAGCAGCGGCTGGGGGTGATCCTTCAGTGACCAAAACTTCTGTAACAGCAATAGTAGTGTCAGCAACCACAGCCGTTATATTCTTAACTCCATTATTGGCAGCATTTGTAAAACCTGATGCCAAAATAATGTCACCAACCTTAAAGCCTGTTGTACTGGCCATTTCATAAGTATCATCACCAGCCTGAACGGTCACTGATGTTGGATTTTCTTCACCTTTGCGTCTCAAATCTGCAAAGAAAAACCCTTGAAGAATATCTTGAAGATTACTCTGGGTTAAATCAGAATTAAAGCCTCCACTAGCATCCAAATCAGTGGTTACACCTTTTAACCTCTGTCTTGAATCGTTAATGGGATTACGAGCAATAGTCGTGATTTCACCACCAAAATTGTCATAACTATTAGGTTCCAAAGGCTCCCATACAGGGCTACCCGGAAGAACTCCAATCGTTAATTCTTCGGCAAACCTAAGACCCGTTACATTAGAGTCAATTTTTTGAACAGTAGCCATGATCTTAGCCTCTCTATGTTAAACTTATTTTACCTGATCCCATTCGAAATCAGCTAAAACATCGGTTTGGAACCAATCTCCACTTTGTCCTATCTCATTTACACGGACATTTCTAAAAATGACTTCATCGGGGGATGTTTCCTCACCTTCGAATGCGTCATTCGCTACTTTAGCAAAAGCATCGGCAGCATCAAGTCCATCGCCAAATGGAGTGAATATTTGAACCAACACAATGCCAAATCTTCTAAACCTTCTACCTGCAACTTCACCTAAAGTAACTTGATTGGACTCGTTGTGTCTTACTTGCACTCGTGCCCAAGATATTCCATCTTTTGGTACATCACCTTTAACATCGTCATACAGCATCAAAGGAACAGGAGGTGTCTGAGCGTCCCATGCCGTCTTCAACTTCGTTCCAATAGCGTCCCTTGCCGCCGCATGTGATGTCAATGGCATTATTTTCTCAACTGCATATCATAAACTATACGTTTATCGCCAGGATTAATAATAGACACGTCAATAATTTTCCATTTATCTGTTCCATCCAATAAATCATCAAAATCTTCAATCAAATTTGGATCTGTATCACTTGCTGCTACATAGGCCCGTGAATCACCTCTCCTTACTAATTGATTATCAACATCTTCAGTATCAAAAGGTACAATAACCGCCTTTACGTTTTTCACCGTTATATCTGATGTTCCTGGTCCTCTCCACGGTTTAGACGAATTAGCCGCCGTTCTATCTTTTTTCGTAAGCGTAACGCTACGACCATTCTTATTAATGAGTCGTTTAGCTGTTGCTGCCATTTTTACATAATCAACCATCTACTTGGTAATATCCTGTACAATTACAAAATGAGCTTTTAATATAGTTCGAATTGCTCCACTTCCATCCGTCATCTGAATATCATACCAATACGTTTCAGGAGTTATATTTGTATTAGAAACTGTAGGAGTAAATTGAACTTTACCATCTGTTCCTGTTGGAATAATTCCTGTTAAACTAAATTTCTCAGATCCCGTTGGTGTTCCTAATTCTGGATTTTTGACTGTATTGACAGTCAATTTAAAAGAAAACCCAGTAATATCAATAACAACTTCAGCATTATCCTTAATTATGAACTCACTCGTGAAACTATCTCCACGGCCATATCGTAATTCGTGACTTTTATCGGTATCTGTAAATTCAGTCATGGTACTGACAAACTATCGTCCGCTGGAAGAATTATACTCAATGCTTGATCTTGTATATTAATCGACAAAGCTTGATCACATACAATTATGGAAAGAGCTTTATCTTGTACCAAGATTGCAGGCAACTTTCGAAGTACCTTAGTTGCAAGAATACCACCTTTAAACCGTATATTTCGTAGCCAAAGTAACATTAATTATTCTCAATAGCTAAAGCCGTAAGATAAACAGATGTCACAGCCACAGATAATTGCGCAGTCCAATTATTATTTACCGTTGCTTGTAACAATGGTACAGGTAACGTCAATGATGCACCACCGCCGCTTGCAGCAGCAGCCATTGAAAATCTAATAGTTCCAGCCGTAGAATCCCTGAAATCCACTCTAGTCAATGTTGCACTATCATTTGAAATTCCGATATAAATAAGATCTCTAAATATGCTGGCCAATGCTGCAATTAAAGTTGTCTCAGTTGTACTTGTTAAAACGATCCTATTCTGAATAATTCGGTCTCTTGGAGCAAATGGGTAAATAATTGGTCTACCCAAATCATCACCCATAGATCTAACGGCGTCAGCATTAGCTACGGCTGTCGGCAAAGTCTGTCGAGCTTCCAACCCTTGCAAAAGAGGATTGCCACTAACGGCAACGTCGTGTGCAGCAGATCCCTCTATTTTTTGCGGAGCATTACCGGATACATCACCCATTATATTCTCCAGAAAAAGAAGCCCCGCCCGAAGACGGGGCCACAAATATTAGTCTTCAGTATACAGCGTCACATAAAGATCAGCCGCTTCACTATTATCCAAATTGGTAGAAACTATTCTCCACCCATCGAAACCAGCATTAGACGGATGAGCTTGTGAATAAAAATTACGATGTGGAGACCTAAATATTAAAGGTTCACCAGCCCTAGCAAATTGTGTCAAAACTGTAGTACCCACACCATCTGCCGCAGTTTGCAATTCTACTTTAATTGGAACTGAAGCGGAACAATCAAAACCACGAACCTTTGTAGTCGTACCGTCCGCAGATGGACCATCCTGAGTAAAAGCACTACCTGCTGCCGTATTCGTTGAATTACCTGTCGTTCTAACAGGACTTGTTGGTAACGATTCACCACCACCAGCTACAACATTAACATCCATTGCACCGCCAGCGTCTGTTTGAATACGCTCCCACTGAGTACCATCAAAACCATAGTTTAAATTAATGATACGCAATGACGTTTGAGCTGAAGCAACGATATCATCATCAGCATCGGTTAATGCCGCTGCAAAATCTAAAATGGTGACATCACCAATATCAACACCAGGCTGCGCTGACGCTAAAACATTCAATTCATTTGCAGCCGTAACATTGACACCCCGTTCAGCTCCCGCAGCATCTCGAATCGTACCATATAGATTACGATTAGCCGACATACGGGGAGCACCAATATCATCTTCATCCATGGCGTTAATAGCTGCATCATCAAATTGAGCACCCATTGGAAAAACTTTAGATGCCGCAGCAAAGATAGCATCTTCAGCTTTCGTATCTGGGGATGTCGGAAGTGAAAGAATATCTACATCACCAATATCGACACCGGGTTGAGCTGAAGCAATAACATTTAGTTCATTTGATGCTGTAACGTTAACACTTCGTTCATTACCTGCACCATCTCGAAGAACAGTATGAAATGCACGATTGGCAGTCATACGAACAATACCACCATCATTTTCTTCCAAATTATTTGGTGTCGTTTCATCAAGAATACCACCAACAGGCGTGTAACTATCTGTACCCGTTGTAAATAGCGCATCATCAACCGCTGATGTACCACCTTGGGCTCCCACTGTTTCAACCCATAAAGCACCGTTGGCATTAACACGAAGTTGTGTATAATCCCCATCAATAGAGCCTGGGAGAGCCGAAAGAACAGCATCTTGAATTGTCATAACAGCAACACCAACATCTCCATTAGCACTTGCTGCATCTTCAGCTTTACCAAGATTTGTAGCGCCTACCCCTGGAATAACTGAAAGTACATCTACGTCACCAAGATCGACGCCAGGTTGGGCTGTTGCAATCACATTAAGTTCATTTGCTGCCGTAATATTGGCACCACGTTCAGCACCTGCTGCATCACGAAGAGTCGTGTAAATGTTACGATTAGCAGACATACGAGCATAACCTGCATCTCCCTCTTCAACTACAACCGGCGATACATCATCAAATGCAAAACCTATTGGAACAAGAGCACCACCCACAGCAATAGCAACATCATCTGTTTCTTGAGCAGTCGTATTAACCGTACCAATAGTGTTAGCACCAGTTGGCAAAGCTAACGCAACCTCAACTGCTAAATTACCTGCGGCACTAACACTAACAGCATTGGCATCTGTCGTCGGATCTACAATTTTTGTCGCAGTCCTTGTACGAAGATCACCCATAACTATTCTCCTTCACTCTTAACTTCTGTTTCAATTTCGACTGGTTGCCCATGCTCTTTTTCAAGACTAAAAAGTTTTTCTTCAGCCTCTTTTATGCCCACATCTGCTGCTTTTAAATTGATATGAATCTGTTTTTTTCGGCTTTCCACTTCCATTAATTCCAGTTTTGCCCGCTCTTTATTAGCTTTAAGAGAAGCGACTTGAACAATCATTTTTTGTTGTTCAACATGATAATCAGGCATTAGATCGCCCATCTATTCCATCCTTGTTCTCTATAACAAACACTTTACCTGTCTGATTCTCAATTTCAATTTCTACATCTTGAGCTATCGAATATTTATTTTTTATATTCGATATAAGCAACGTATACGAAGTATTAAGCATTTTAAATATCTTAGCATACTCCTGAAGAATATGTTGTTGATCCAAAAATTTTCTAAGATCCTCTTCACTTATCTGAACTATATGTTTCTGTTTATTTGATAGGATCTTATCTTTTAAGTCTTTGATCCCTGCTACAAAATCCATCATCATTCCTCATCATAAAAATAGGTTACATACACATCGGCTGCCTCAGAATTATCTAAATTAGTCACTGTCACACGAAAGCCATCAAATCCAGCGGTTGCACTCTCAACTTGAGTTACAAATTCTTTATTTGGTAAAACAATTAAGTCACCGTTACCAGCTTTAGAAAAGAAAACCATAACATTCCCACTTTCCGCAGCATTTAAAACAGTTTTTAATTCCCCTTTTAATGGTATAGAGGCTGTCATCAATATAGCAAGTAATTTTCCTGTAACTCCTGATGCAATTTGAGCACTATCTAAATCAGTTGACCCACCTGCTGCCACAGCAGCCGTTGTAGCCGTCGATGTTTTTGGTGCTGTCAATCCTTCCGTAACAGGAAGCGGTGTACTTACACCAACATCTATAGCCGTTCCATCTGGACCATATTGAATCTTAACTCTCTGGTGTTTAACACCTCCAATATCATCCGTAGCAATTATATCGCCAAGGGGGGCTGCCGCCAGTTCTAATTGGGTATTGTCAGCCATTTTATATACCCACTCCTAAAAGATTGAGTGTGTTTAATGGTGGCCCCCCCAACCGCTGCCGCTGGTTCAATACAAATTGTCCATTGAATATGCCCTTCAGCGGCAGCTAATGTCCATGACACTGTTCCTGTTGCACCCAACGTCAATTGAATACGATGCCCACCGCCAAACGAACATTGAGCACCCGAAGTATCACTATCAGCATTCCATACATCATGTTGATCGGTTGGGGGTGTTCCACCTGCCATTTCACGTCCATCGGCCGCAACAAAACGAATTACCCGACATAAATCCACAGTTGTCGTTTCACTTGGGCATGTTGCCGTTGAACCACTCGTATCTGTTTCAGTAGGACCAACATTAATTGCTTCCGATAAAGTACCAGTATCTTTCCATGTACCCGTCTTGATACAAAGAATACGCCCAATTTTTCTATTTGTTGTGCCAGTATTATTATTAAATGTATAATTGCCGCTTTCAGATGCCGCTTTCTTAAAATAAATTCCGGCAACAATACCTCTTTTATCAGTTTCATCAATCTCCGTCCAACCGGATGACGACCACCCTAAAGTACCTGCATTTTGGACTACGAGTGCAATCAATAAATCCCCATCAACAATTCCTGCCGGAGGTGTTAAGATTAAAGGTTGTGAGCCAGTTGTTTGCTTTACGATCGCACTAATCGACCGCACGACTGGTGCAATACTTTGCACATGCGCAAACGCACCAATATCTTGCGAACCGTAAGCGACGTCGTTAATGTCAGTAGCCGGAGCACCAGTTACCGTCCCCGCATCCACAAGAACACTATCATCGTCTATGATTGTGTAATCACCATTGGTATAATCTTTAACAGCAAAAGCCCATTCATCCGCTTCAACGCTTCCTGAACTTATATCGACGTTGCCATCCGCAGTCCCTTCATCGTCGGTGGCATTGTTCTCAATTGTAACAGTTGCCCCACCTCCTGTTTCATCTTTAATATCTTGTCCGGCATCAAGCATATTAAAGATAGCATTATTACGAATAATAAATGTTCCATCAGTAATACCACTAGCCAAGTCTATGCCAGCATTGCCCCCTTCAATAGTACAATTATAACAATTCAAACCTTGAAGATTCGCGCAACTAATACAATCATCGCCAGTGTCTTGGCGCCATTCAAACGTACAAACTAAAACATCTAAAAGTGTGTCATCATCTAAACATCTAATAGGTCGGCCTTGGTCACTTGTACCTGTTTTCTTAAATCTACACTTTTCAATTACAATTTTATTAGATGCAGTTTGGTCAAACGTTTCAATTATTCTCGATCCAGAGTCATTTGCGCTTTGCACAAATTGAATTGTTCGTATAGTGACAAAATCTTCTCGCACAAACATCAATCTAGTTTGCACAACATTACTATCAAACACATAAAAACTTGTGTTAAAGGAATTGCCAAAGCCTCGTCCATCACTATCAGGAGCAGTCTCATCTCCTTGAATAGTGATATCGTTGCTTACGCCAGTTACCCATCCAAAAATATCAACAGCAGTTGTATCATTTGTAGATCCAGCACAATTAACAACATGGCTATCACCATCAGTAACAAGATCAGTATCCTCTCCTGCTTCCCAAGAATTCATCGACGGATAAGCGCGATTATCACCTGTATGAGATTGCGTAGTCCCATCGCCACCAGACGTTGAAGCTGTATCTATAAAGCGAGTAACAATCGCCATTACAGCACATCTCCAGCATTTGGTTGCCGAGTAGTAGTGCGAACATTATCATCACGCACTCGCATAGATCCAAATACATCTGCCCATTGCATCGTAATATGCCCAGCATCAGAATTTCCTGCATAATCTTGATCGTCAAGATTGAAGATGTCTCTTGCTGACATGTCAGCCTCAGAAAAAACAAATTTACGACGTGCAACCATCTTATTAGGATCAGTATTATCCACATGACGTTCTTCAAAAAATCTTTTAACTCTCAGAAAAGTTTGCCGTTCTTCAGCAGGAGTTGGTCCAGAAGATATATTCATAAGATGAATATGAGACATCTTTGGATGTACTGATTGCAAACCATTCCAAGGAAATGCTTCAACCGGCTCAAACCGTCGCCACCGCCCACCCTCCTTCGCTGAAGGTAGTGTATGCGTCTTTGTAACTGTCATTACCCAGATTGTAACATCAATCGCCATTTTTAAGCTCTAGCAAGTTGAGTAACCATTGAAGATTCCAATATTTCTTCAATCCATAAATCCGCCTCTGGATATTCTGGAATGACAAAATCATTAATAAGTCCCGATTGAATCCCCTTAGCTCCTGCCGCTAAGTTTTTACCAATAACTTGAGACCTAGTTTCGTACCACTTCTCTTCTTCAACAGGCCCAACTACCTCACGAGTGCGACTAACTTCACCCGTGATTACGGTTGATGCATCCTGATCGGCTGCACCAGTTTCAAAACTTTGAGCTGGAGAAGGTAAAGCAGGATCTGGTGCTAAAACACCATTTATAGCTGCTCTGAGCGCATATTCAGCAGTAGCCTTCTGTAAAGCACGGGGAATATCATCAACACCACCTAACAAAAAGCCGTCATTATCAAACGCACTCAAACGCGGCCATTCCAAAGCCTGATCTTTGGATTGCCGTTCGCCTCGGAACCGTCTTCCAAAACGCTTGTCAATGTAGTCAGTAGCACGAATAATGGAAAATTGTTTTTCTTCAATTGCCAAATCTTCCCATTTCGAATTACCACGATCCAAATGGTGTCCATCTACAAAAGCTACAGTGACGTAGGCATTGGAATTAGGCAATCCCGATCCATCTTCAGCGACGAATGCCATTTAACCTTCACCTTTATCTGGTCCTTTTATAGAAGCTTTCGACACTTTATGAGGTGATCCTTGCCTCCGGGCTCGACTTTGAACATTCTTTCGTCCATTCACGTTGCCACGTTTGCGGGACATTCTCATCATAGCCATCCCAGCCATTAACACGTTACCATGAGCAGACATTTACACCTCCATCGGTTAAAAGTTTTACCAAGTATTAAGTTTTGGTAACGCCAATGGTGTTGAAAATAATTCCATCCTGGTCTGTTCTAAAATCCCCAGAGGTAACTAAATCACTGACCAAATTTACAGTATCAAAATATCCAGTTGGATATGGATCACCCGCATCTGGACTTAAATGAAGTGAATTACAAAGAGCAACAGCATCAGCAATAATCTGTGCTGTGGTTTTACCATCATCAGAATTGATAATGACAGCAGACACATTATTAATAAGTTGGTTACCAGGACCAGTAGTCTTTTCTACAAGATGTAATCCTTCAGCCATAATTATCTCCTTCGTTTACGGCGTTTTCTTTTAGTGATCTTTACTTTGCCACTTCGAAGCTCTGACACAAGTTTACCTTTTTGACCTTTTGAAAGAGGACTACCTTTCGAAAATAAAAAACGAACTTGTCGTGCAGATTTTCGTTTAGCAGCCATTAAGTTGCCAATTTTGCTTTCTCACGATTCCATCCTGGCGCAGCAATTTCAACATCTTGCCTGGTTATTCCTGTTGATCCGTATGCTTCCTCAATAATCGTCAAATGGGGAAGACCGTCTGCCGTCCAATGTGCATTATTGTCTGGGTCAAGAGCCATAACAGCTCTTTTCAATTCTACATCTAAAAGCCCCGTATCCGGCTGGACCGGCTGGTTGGGAATCCCGGAGTCTTCGTGTCCGTCCCCTTCGGTACGAACCCCCTCTTCCCCTTGTGGGGTATCAGCATCTGATGGGCTGTCATCTGCTTCTTCCGTGGAAGCCCCTTCGCCGGACGACTCATCTGTACTCGGAACTTCTTCTGGCGTCCCCTGGCCGTCACTCTTGTCAACCTCACTCCGAATGCCATTTTCCTCTTCCTTCTTTATAGCTTCATCGTATTCGGGGCTACCTTTAGGAAAAGCACTATATGATTTTAAATAATTTGCAATGTGGCCCATTGATTCAGCAGAAGTTTGAACCAAACATCTACCACTAAAAAATTCATGAGTGCCAATATTCATAGTTTTGCCTTTATTAGCACCAAAAAGAAAAAATTCCCGTTGCATAAGTTGTGTCATCATCATTTCTCCATTTTTATTTTTGTGAGGCGGTTCTATAACCGCCCCACTTTTATATACTTATCCTTGTACTGGAGTTACTGTTGGAATAATAATTGGTGATGCTGGTATGGCAATTGTAAGCACCGCAGCAGCAATACCTTCATCAACCACTGTACTGAGAAGACCGGGGATATTAATTCCGCCTTCACCACCCATAAACTCAACGACTTTCAAATCACCAAGGGCATCACCTACAGACGAAATTGTAAGTAATCGAACACCCGTGCCACCTTCACTCATATCTATAGCAGCACCGGCAATTTGAGCGTCTTGATTAAGCAACGTGACAATTCGACCTATAAGAGTTTCATATCCAGCAGTCGAAAGAACTAAAGTCATAGTTGCACCAGAACCACCACCGCCCGTCACAGCATTTGCCACTAACGGAGTTGGCGCAACAGCATAATCACCCGGATCGACAATATCGACACCACCGGCATCAATAACGCCAGCCGTTTGAGCAACAACACGCATTGTTGCCGCACGTCCGCCAGTAGCTACCGTGCCACCAACAACGGTCAAAATATCATTGTCACTATACCCAGTTCCGCCAGCTACAATCGTTGGCTGCTCTGCAACAGCAATTCCACCATCCAACAACGTGGCAGTTGAAACCAGTTTTGCTGTTTTATCAATAACTGGAGATGCATCCTCCACAACGATTCTAAGAATGTATCCTGAATGTGGAACAAGTGATGGAGCTGATATAATTTGTGTAGCCGTTGCTCCAGCCCACATGGCATTTGGATCACCACTAAATTGACCTTGAGCAGCCGCTAATGCATCTGCACTATTACTAGCAAAGATGACCATTTTATTGGCCCCATTTACCGATGATTGTCCTGGTTCTTCGGCAGGAAGTTCAACTAAAAAAGCAGGCATAATAAGTTCTCCTTATCAAACGATAATGACAAAGCAAGAAGGGGGGCCAAAGCCCCCCAAGCCCGACATTAATCTGTGATACCGTCTGCGCAAGCAAGACCTAACTCGGAGAACAATGCCAACCCGGAATACCACCGGACACGCCAAATGCGCTCATCCTTAGTCTCGGAAGTGCCAACATCAATGACGCTAATGCCGGATTCTTCTGCCGCAGTAAGACCTGAAAGCCCATGCTGACGTGATCCGTCATCCAATGTACCAGCAAAAATAGTCGTCTGATTAGAACCAGAACCTTTCACTTGGTTAATTGGAAGATAATCGTTTCGGAAAATACCAACACCACGATAGGCTGGAATCTCTGTACCGCTTGGAAGCCGGATTACATCTCCGATACTAGCCCCACCCAGGGCGCGCAACAGAGCGTAGAAACTACGAATAGTTCTACGATGCATAAGCATGTAATCAACAATGCCGTCTTTATCGACAACCAAATCAAGCAATTCATCCAAAAAGGCAAAACTTAGGATGCCACCATTGGCTCCTGTTGCCACGAATTGACCTGCCGCACACAAAGAAATAAGGCCCGGAAAACTAAATCCAGTACCATCACCTGTAATTAAAATGTCTTGATATTTTCGGCCGGTAGATTTGGATTTGGAAGCAATTTGAATAGCGGTCTGGTCATTACCATCCCCAGATCGGGTGGCTTGAATAAGACCGTTAACTTCGGCATCACCCATGATAGTCGTAAGACTTGAGGTGATTTGCGTGAAAGTTGCGGCGTCCTTAGCAGCCTGTCTTTCGGCCAAGTTTGGACCAGCAGTAGCATCTGACCCAATCACGCCATCAGTGTCACCAACACCTGTCAAAGCGACCGGACCCAGAGCATTTTCTCTATTGTATGCTAGAGCGTTGCCTTCAATCCCGTCAAACGGCAGAACTTCAAAAAAGCGGTTGACCGTGATGATATTTTCGATCACGCCAGCCACTAACTCATTTTGTGCAAGTTTTGCTGATTCAGCAAGGGTTACGGTAGCCATTATGGCCCTCCTTCATGTATAGATCTGGACGTAATTAAGCTAAAAACTGCCGGTTAGAGGCGGATATCACATCACCTTCAGCCGACCCGTCACAAATCACATGTGGAGGATCTAACCTCACGCACCCAAAAGGGATATCACATCCCCAAAGGAAGCGTACCGTATATAAATTCCTATGTTTCCTACCTTTAAACCAAAAAATTACTTTGTCAAGAACATTACCCTGCGTGCCGATTTCCTGCACCAATGAATTGGCCCTTACCAATCCCTTGAGCAATCTTTTGCACCGGAGACAATTCAGCAGCCTTCTCTCCAGGCTTACCTGTATTCATTGTTCCTGGTTTAGAATCCGATCCGCCTTTGGTTTCACTTTCAAATGCACGAGCAAGAGATTCAGTATTCTTCATCTCTGCAATCAAACCCGCAACTGTCATCCAACCACCAGCACCATCAGCCCGAGCGTCACCCTGAGTATCTAGAACCCGAACAACATATTCTTCACCATCTCTAATAACCTTACATTTCTCTTTAACAAGAGGAAGTAATAAATCTATAGAGCCTTTAGCTTCGGCAATTGCTCCTTTAGCGACATCGCCAACTAGAAATTTTTCAAGAGTACCTCTCATACCCTCTAGTTCTTTGGATGATGCATCTTTAGCTTCTTGAACACGTTTATCCGCAGCCTGATTAATCTTTTCGACATTAATTTTAAGCTCATCCCCACCTTTTATCTTATCCAAAAGATCAGTAATAAATGTCTTTAAGCCATCTGGATTTCGATTTTCTTCATCTAAACCATGGATTTCCAAAAGACCTTCGTATGCACTAGATGAGAGCCGACGTTCAGCATTTTCATCACTTACTGATTTCTTATCAGCACGAACTTGTTCTAAAGATTTATGCGTACCTACATAAGCATCAGTTAAAGATCTCACAGCCGGATTATCCATAAGAACATGCTTACCAACATGATCACCTTGGCCTTCAATATAAAGACCACGATATTGTTCAGGCACTGGATCTAAACTGTCGATAGTGCCATTATCTTGAAAGTTGAAAAAAGTTGACATGATATTTTCTCCTTAGTTTTTTTTTCTTTTTATTATGATTGATTAACTGGTCCTAGTGTCCAACTATTGGCATTATTATTAATTGTAACACCCGACAACTGAGCCACAACCGATGTAGGTGTTCTAAAGAAAGTGCCAGGATCTTGATCATTATTAATTGATCCACCTGTAAAAGAAACATTTCCTTCGGGACCGCCACGACTTGTATCATAATTCACCATTGTATGATTACCAGCCGGATACGATATTTGGATCAAATCGGTATCAACAACAATCAAATCACCACCCCAAGAGCAATCAATATTATAACTATTAAGACTACCAAGTCCTAAACTAGAACCTGTAATCCTAGTTACCTTGGCAAGTGATTTAACATCATGACCCGTATCAGTATTCTTTACAATGACATTTTCAAGAACAAGTTCATCGCATTCATTAAAGTACATTCCATGAGCACGACCATCTGACCAACCGCAACCATCAAATACACAATTGACCAATCTGTTGAAACCTGTTTGTGATCCATCATCGTTAGCTGATAAAATACCATCCTGACATCGAACAAAACCACAATTAACGGCAATAAGATTATGCCCCTGATGTCTAATACCGGCTCCATTGTTATCCGAATTTCTAGCATCCATGAAAACTATGTTTTCAAAATAAACATCGGCACCTCGGCTGGTTGCAAAGAAACCCTTTGACAATGGACCTGATGGTTTCAAAGTGACTGTACCATCACCAACAATGTTCAAATTATGACCAATAAACATCTGGCCAACGATATATGTTCCAGCCGGAACATTAATTAAATCACCATGGGATGACGCAGCAACCGCACCCATCAAATCGAAATCACTTGGAGGATCAGTAGCAGGAGGATCAGTAACAACAGGAGGATCTATAATAACACCACTCTCTAAAATCGTAACTCTATTTTCATGGTCAATAAGTAGTGCTGCATTATTAGACACTTGTTCTTCTAAAGGCGTCCCTGGTGTACCACTCCCTGGAGAAACAGCTTCCAAAGTGGTAACACGATTATGTAACGCAACTATATCAGTTTTAAGACCTGATAATTCTGTAAGAATTGTATCAAGTTTAGTATCAATAGCAGTAAACTTTGGATCAACATATTCTAAAACGTCTGGATCTATTCCTTTAGGTGGCATAATTTACATCCTTAATTTTCTGGTTCATAAGGTTCATCTACATTATTTTCTTGTTGTAATTCGTCAGGATTTAACTCTTCTACTTCATCTTCCTCTTCAACAACATCAGATCTTAATTCGTTAATAATCGCATTTAAATTAGCAATAGAAACTTTATTAGCAGCAACCTGTTCTTCAAGCCTCTCAAGCCTTTTAATGAAATCTTCTTCAGACATTTCAATATTCCTCACCATTGTAAAGGTTGAGTAGGTAAATTCTTATTTTCCAATTCAGCCCATTGTTTTGCAAATTCAGGATCGGTATCCCGATAATAATTCAATTTATCTAAACCAACTTTACTCAAACGCGCAGCAACAGATACTGGCTTTCCTTTTCCAAGATGAAAAAGAAAATCTTTTTGCCATCTAGGCATAACTTTTATAAGTGGATTCATGCCCTTTTCAAAGTAGATGTTTTTTCATCAACATCACTATGTTCAATAATTTTCTCAGGTGCAGCATTCAAATCTTTATGAAGCTGACGTGCTTCCTTTTCCCATTCTGATTCCGAAACGACCATAGGAAGTACCGCAACACCGAATGTACCCGTAATTTCTCCATGTACATTCATAGTTTCACGATACTTCTTGGGCCTATTAGCTTTAAGTAAAAACATAAGAAGTTGATCACTATATATTTTCTCTGTATCAACTCGCTCTCCTTGATAATAAATACCCTTTTTGACACCATCAACTGCTCTATCCCAAGCTGTACTTTCAAGAACATCACTAACGGCAACATCAACAGCTTCATCCCATTGGCGTGCAAAATCCTCATCTTGCCGTCTAAGTTCATGTAACTTACTTGAAGTAGAATATCCAGCATGTTTAGCTGAATCACTAATATGACCAGTCTTTCTCAAATGCTCAAGAAAGAGTTCACGTTTTCTTTTAGCTACAGCCGTAGAACTACCCAAAGCCATTACAAATATCACTTACCATTTAAACGCGCAGAAGCCGACATTTTCTTTTGCCGCCGCTTCCTTCGCTTACGATCTTTTTTACGAGTCTTTCTCTTTCTATGTACTGCCACAACTTACCCCGGAATTTTTGATTTAATCCAACCAGCAAAATCTTTCAAGGGAACAACCAGCCATAAAAAAGCAGCACCTAAAGCAGCCCAATCTTTTTGCTTCATACCAGAAAGACTATAACTTCGATCCCGCAAAACCTTAAGACCAAAAGCAATAACCCCACCAACATATATCAAAAAAAGTTCAGTCATGAGTCTTCCTCACTTTTTCCTTTATTTGCTAAAGAGTTCTCATCTCCTAACATGACATTCTGACCTGTCGCAAATGGACTAATAACTACAGTCTCATCTATTAATATCTTAATATCAGCTTCAAAGTTAAAATCATCAGGTAATACACCACGACGTTGAAGCTCTTTAAGATACGCATCACGAGAAAGATCCCTGTTGCGCCGTGCTTCATTTAAAGTACGAAGATCTATATCTGCTACTTCTTCAGGACCAAAATCAAGTGCAATTTCAACTTCACCACCACTCTCAAGATCCATCCATTTAGCAGTAATATTCAAAGCCGTATTAACGGAATCAGTAAATCGAATTGTGTGATCCTGAAGCGGACTCGTAGATTCCGCTGAATCCAAAGCACGAGCTGTAGCTGTTTGATTCCCAGGACGCCGACGCAAAAATTCTGCGCCATAAGATGACATTCTATCTTCAAGATCAGTTAAATCATCACGACCTGATGAAATAGCTTTACCTGTGTGTTCGACATAATAAAATTTGCCATTTGGATCTTTCGTACCCATCAACTGTTTAGGACCGATAGCCATTGAATCCCCAGTAGCATCGGTCGCACCTGACACGGCTAACATTGGAAATCGGGCCACAGTCAACACATTAATTTGATCAGAATTCGACTGCCAATAACGAATATTCAAATGAGCTAAATCTTCAAGAGGTGGTTTACTGATCATTAATCCTTTTCGATTAGCATAAAAAGTAACTAAAGGAATAACGTCAATATCCATATTACCACTATCAATTACCCTCCAATCATCTTTATCATTTGGATTCTTTTTTTCTTGTTTTTCCCAAAGTGCCCAAACAATTTGCCCGTCTTCTACACGTTCTACAACACGAATCCGTTCCTTTACAATTTCAGCAAATCCAACTCTTATTGTTTCAAATTCTTGAATACGAATATGGGTAAGAACTTCAACCCCTTCAATCACTTCGGAACTAGCAAATATCAAATTTTCAGGTGTAACTAATTGCCAAAATGGACGCCTGTTTTCCTTATTATCATCAGCTCGTGTTCTATTTTCCGATTCTTCTTCAGTCATAGTAGGCATGTCGATGAAAACGTGGGCAAACCCTTTAGCTAAACCTTCACGAAACCATTGGCGACCAAATGTAGTTAAATTGTTACTTTGAAGATCAATATCTTCAGCTAAATCTACAATCTCTTCAGGAGAACCTTCCTTAAATTTAATAAGATCGGAAAAAGGTTTACCAACCAATGCGTCCAGTGTCAATTCAAGCATATTAAATAGAGTTGCTTGTTGTATACGACGATCATAATTTTTTGTTGACTCTTCCTCATGACGGGGCAAATAAACTTCACCCGCCAAGCGCATAGATTCCGTCCCACCCAAAAGAGTCGAAATCATGGCCCATGTCGGAATCATTGCATCATAAGCATTGGATGTTGTGGCTGGGGAAGCCGGATCTTTATCGTCGCTCAAGGGCCATCTCCCAAAACGGGCATAAGCGGGCGGATTTTCCTATAGTTAAAAGCTTCTACGCCACATCGTTGGTAGTTCCCAGCTTACACGATATCGGGTCATGTCTGCCGCATGATCCTCATATTTTTTGGGAACATCGTCTGGATCTTGTTCATCCCTAGGTAATGGTGGACATAAATCCAACCAATGTCTACACCGATCACAAATGAAAAGTCCAGGTTTTTCCCGACTTCCATCCCGATTCGGTATAGCGTTTTCAAGAAAAGTGCGAAACATTTCCCAGCCACGTTTCCGTGAACCTTGGGATTTATCGGCCCATTCCCAATAAATACCAACCTTTTCCATGTCATCGGCAGGAGAATAACCATCTGTATCATGCCGTTTATTGTATATTTCTGTGTCTGCTGGTCCAGGTTGAACACGGCCTTCTATACCGAAATCATGCTCCCGATCCTTGATTCCTTGGGCAATTTTGCGGGCTGACATCCTCAAACCTTCATTTTCGTTGCCTGTAGTGCCATACCACTCAGCCCAAAGAATCAAGTCACCACGAACGTTGCCTATGAGCCGATTGTCATGCATGACAGGCTCACCATTCGATTCCAGCCACCAACCAACACTAAACGGACTAGATTGGCCATGATCATAAGATCGTGTAATAGTCCAACCCCGTGGAATGCTCATAACCGGAAATGTCGGTAACACATGAATTTCTGGATTCCACAAATCATCAATCATGCCGCCTGAAGTGATATCCCAATCAGCTTTTTCCCATGCCTCCCTCTGCGCCAAGTTTTTTGCTGCTTGTCTAATTTTTGTCCGGTAAGTTGGATCTGCATGTTCAAGAAGAAAATTTTCGTATAACGCACCATGGACCGATACCCGTGGCAATTCACCTGGAATCCGAATCACTTTGTGCCTATGTGAAGGTAATTTGAATCTTTTCTTAACCCAGTTATGACCGACGCCGTAAGGGTTACACGTAGACCGAACCCGACATCGAATACCCTGCTTGATCGGACGCGAACAAGAGAACATTAATTTGTAAGCCTTATCATCGGCCCACTCAGTTAATTCCTCCCAACCAATCCAAGGATACTCATGACCATGATATTCGCTGTAATCGTTTTCATCTTTCATATGACGTAGCAATAAAGCTTCGCCGGTCGGCCATTCAGCTCTATATTCAGATTTAGATCTCAAAAATCGAAAACCCGGTTGAATTTTAGGAAACCACTCTTCAATTTTAAGAACAACATCATCTAAGTCACCAAACTGTTTTCTGAATAGAACACCTCTCCATGCAGATCCCCATCCCTGATTTACATCGGCAAGAAAATCCATCAATAGGGTGAGTGTTTTACCAGGGCCGCGTGTGCCTTCATAAATAGCTTCAAAGATTGGACATTTGAGAAAAGTTGTCTGCGACCCTGGAAGGGACATCCAAGCCGGAATCGTTTCCAAACCTGTTTCTAAATTGATTCGATAAGGAACCCAAGTCGTGCCGCCTGCGTCATCTGAAATGACAAGTCGCCACTCATGCCTCTCTTTAGGACCAATTCCCACAAGTCGTGTGTCAATCGGCGTACCGATTTTGAATCCTTCTTCAAAAAGTATCTCAGCAAGGTTATTCATGCGATAAATTTAGGTTTAGTGTAACATTTTTCAATAGTTCTATTGAGAGCCATTATCCAAACATATTGTAACCATGTTACTTCTTCAACAGGTTTAATCCGACCACATGGACATTGATCAACAAGAATCATAAATGATTTTTTCCGTGAAGTCGGACCAATCCTTTTACGGCTGATATACTTGCACGACATTATTCATTCTCTCCAAATACCTTGCTTCAACCAGCCATGCCAATGATCAATCAGTTTTCCATCTGATCTTTCGGTCTGTTTATGGAGACTAGGTGATAAAGTTGGTTTTCTGATAATTCCATCCCAATACCAACCTTTCGTATTATTTGATTGTTGGTGTAAAGATATTTGAGATACATCTTTACATCCGCATGGACATTGAAGAACCATACTAATTTTATCAGGATTACTTACATTTATAAAGAACGTTCCTGGCTCACCATCTTGAACCGCTTCAACGCTCTCAACACTTGTACCAATAACTTCAATCAATCCCACATCCTCCAAATCGGATAAATCCAGTCAACCAAACCAGGCCGACGTTGAAACAGAACAACACCCTGAATATCGTCTTCACAAAGTAACGGATCATTAATTAAAAGTTCTTGCCTCTTGGCCTCCATGGATCGACCTGTTGTCAAAACATCATCACAAATGATTCGTGTACGACTATCTTCAGGTCTTGTGTAACAATCTAGAGCGAACATAAATTTGTCGCCCCCAGTTGATATGGAAAACACACTATGAAAAGCAAATTTTCTGGATATATGTCTTGCCGCCCATATCCAATCATCTTCAGTTAAAATATCGCATTCAACCTTCCAATCTAACTTCAATCCACTTGCAGCTTTAAATTCACCAATTTTAAATAAAGGCACCTTCGGCGGCTTAATTACCATGATTTCAGGTGGATCAGATTTTATTTCACTAGGCATACATCTTTTCAAATCAATTTCTTCTTTTGATCTAAAAATATTAAACATTTGTCACTCCATATTTTTATTTTGCCAATTTCCAAGCTTCTATGGCAGCTTGATACCATCCCACCCTACGATTCCGCAGGATACGATAGTGTAACCTCCATCTTTTCCAGAATCCAACTATGATTACGTCCGTTGGCTGACTTTTGCCCGACCAGTATGTTTTTTCAGGGCGTTAACATAAGATATTAGCTCTTTTTCACTATCAAAACCCCATGAACGTGCCACAACGTGCCCATTTGAGGCTTTTAATACCCAAAACCATTTGTTTCCCCTCTCAGGGTCATACCAATATTCAAATTTTGCTGGTTTTGTCCGAATTGTACGTTTACTGACGGATTGCGTAGGTTTTGCCTTTTTGACAGGTTTTTTGGACTTAGAGACCGATTTGGACGCCGATTTGACCTTTTTTGCAGCTTTTTTCCTAAATACAGATGCTGTCACCTTTGAATTCTCCATTTTTATTACATCGAACCATGGACTCGGTGATCTGAACCATTCGTGATATTTTTCTATTGTTTTCCGCAATTTAGGTGTGACTAAAGATATATCAGTCAAAGTAGCCATCACATCATCGCCGTGTACTGAAAATAGAACCAAAGAGCGATCATAATCAGCCCAATGACCAATATCGCACCACCTACAACACCAAGAAAGAATTTCATAATCTTTGTCCTAACAAGCACCTACGGAGCTGTGATTTAGTCTGCGTACTAAGGTACAATTTGCCAATCGTATTAAAATCTCACAACACCCCGTAGGTACTATTCCAATAATTTTTATCCTGACAAGCGTCTACGGAGCTGTGATTTGTGATTCGCTGTGTATGTATGTATGTGTGTGTCAAGCACATTGTGAATCGCAACTATCCTTTTTCAAGTTGGTTGTTAAAATATCACAACACTCCGCAGACGCTATTGGTAGGCGCAAAGGGAATTGAACCCCTGACCTATCGGTTATATGCCGATTGCTCTACCACTGAGCTATACGCCATTAATCAATTCCTCAAATCTTTCATCGGGAACACATCTGATATCATAAAACGGAAGATACTCCCGTGGAATATCTTGCCAGCATGAATGATCAGGACTTTTCATGGCCTCGGTTATTCCGTGTAGATCATACCAAACAGATGTGGCTTCTTTAAAATCTTTACTAAAAACCCACCTATTTGAATCAATATAATACCAACCGATTTGTCTTCCCGTATTAATTTCCGATCTATTCGCATACATTGCAATTGTATATTTTTTACCAATAAAACCTAACATGCCAACAAAAGGCACGGCTAGAAATGATAAAAAGAAATGGCGTCTTGAAATCTTCATGAGATTTTCACCAGTTTAAAATTCCCTAAAATGATTCGTTGAGATCCATCTTTTTGAAGTTCGTGAGCATACCCCTTAACGCAATCAATTTCAGCAATACGATCAAGTTTTTTACCTGTGTCACAATCATAAGGTTGCCATCCATACCAATTCCCTTCACCGACCTTGGCAAAATAAGGTGGTGCTTTGGGATAGGGAATATCTAGATTACGAACTGTTGCTATTCCAATAATTGCCGAAATAGGCATTGCTAAGAATCTAAGAGATTTATTAAAAAATTTGCGTCTGGAAATTTTCATGATATTGTCATTTTTACTAATTTAAAGTTTCCATGAATGAGTCGTTGTTCACCTGTAGGCGCTCCTTTGCTATCATAAACTATTTGATGTGCATATCCTTTGACGCAATCAACTTCAGTAATCCCATCAAGTATTACATCAGCATCAGTATCCAGCGGATACCAACCAAAAGTTTTGGTTTCACCTATTTTAGCAAAATAAGGTGGTGCTTTGGGATAAGGAATATCCAAATTACGAACTGCTACCACTCCAATAATCGCTGGAATGGAAGCTGCTAAGAATCTAAAAGATTTACTGAAAAATTTACGTCTTGAAATTTTCATGTTGCCGATGGTCCTTCTGAATTCCGATCTTTCATATCAATTGACAAAAGTTCAAACTTTGCTGTCTCTATTAAATATATAGTTAATGTTTTATCCGATGTACTACTTGATACCCAAAGACTTCCATCCTTAGCTTCACCAATAATGATAACAGTATCAAGTTCAGTCTTTGCTGCATCTAATATACGATCTGGGTCACTATCCAATATAGTCGTGCCCGTAAAATCAACTATATCACCTGTCATGCTGCTGATGGTCCTTCCGATGTGCCGATAAAATTATTAATAGAGCCGCATCCCACGCACACAACACCGAGTGGAAGTTTATCCATGCTACAAATAATTTGATAATGAGACGAATGACAACTATTACATTCCAAAATAAAACCCGTATCAACTTCAGCCGGATTCAACATTTGACCACGTTTCAAATTGCAGGAAGGACAAATAATATTGACAGTGCCGACTGGAACGACAGCCATCCATTCGTGCCGACATGCAATACAGATGGCATATCCTTGAAGATGTGGATCATATTCTTCTTCAGGTTCGGCTTTTGGAAAGGAAATTACATTGCTCATAGTTGAAAAATAAAACCTATTTACAATGAAAAGTCAATTTGCTATAGATTTATCGTGCCATATACAGATGGGAAGCCGGAATCATCATACCCCCGATGCTTTTGCTGTGTCATCCCCCTACGACTGCAAAAGGCCCGGTTTTTTCCCTTCATTATGCACACCCCACTGATCAGGCCCCTTTTCCTCCCGGTAGAGGGGCCTTTTTTATGTCAATAGCAGGACTGCCGCCAAAAGAATCGCAATTATGGCGATGGTGACAAGAATTGGACCCAGGCCCACCCGGTGATCGGTCAAAACTCAGTCACTTTTCCAAAAAGAAACTAATATACCGTCTCAATGCCCCTTGTCAGCAACCTCATCATCCGGGTACGGACTAACAGGAATCGGTCGATTTAATTTCTTTTCTGGTTCCCTTTTCGCTCCAGCCGCTTCCATTCCTTCCTGAAGAACATCAGTCCCAGATTTTGCCGGTGTAGTCATTTCATCTCCAGTGTCCATGAGTTCAACTTTATCCATAATCTCTTTCCATTGGGACAAAGTAGGTGTAACTCCTGGATCACCCATCCCTTCACAAAAACCGGCAAACCAACTTTGAAACTCTTTCGGTATCATAGCTTTTTCTCCTGGTGTTTCTTCTTTTGGAATCCAAATAACATGATTAATATTGTAAACTCTCGGTGGATCTGGTGGCCCAACTTCCTTCCCACAAAAACTGTGATGATAAAAAATACGATTGCCTTCTCTGTGAGCAGATTCTTTTCCACATCTAGGACAAATTTCGTATACAGGCATTTTTAGTGCCATAATTTTCTCCCTGGCCAGCCGGTGAGGCTATTTACCGCTTGCGTTTCGGAACGCTAACAACGTCGGGTAATTGGTCCCTTAAAAGTTTCCAATCACGGACACTGATCCTGATCCGTTTTAACGGGAACACCTCACCGAACCGATAAATAAGATTGCGCCTGCCCACTTATAAACAAATACCCCAGAAATCCATCCCAAGAAAACGGAGTCTTCACTCACAAGCGGCCTTGGCGCAATCTCACATTATAGCGCAATCACTGTCATACGTGTGACTGTGATTCGTTCTTATACCAAATTGTGCGGAAAAAGTAAATGGCTCGTGTCAAATAGTGGTAATGAGTCAATATGGTCAACCACTTGGCTGCTTTAAATTTACTACGCGTAGGATACTCCGCGTCGGAATTCGAATGACACCCGAAACTTGGACATCATCTTCACCCAAATCACCCATGTTGGGAGCCAATGTCTTCACATCTTCTCCATCATGAATTAGCCAACCGACAGATGCGCATTTAACAATAGTTGGGCTCTCAAAGTCGCTTAGATACGCCCAGGCCGGCACTGGTTGACGGCTATCTTCCCATTCGATGAAAACGAGTGAACACGGTTTGTCAATAGAGGAATCTTTTGTCAAATGGCCCGCCCCGGTGAGTCAATGTTCATATTGGAGGAACCAAATACACGAGAGGAACGTAGTTCTGCGTTGGGGCAGAGGGTTGTTCCGATACTCAAAATGATTCCTCCACAACTTCATTACC